CTACACTACTTCGCCAGACTCCAAGACCTTAAACACATTAGCCATGCGAAATATCTCAACATCTCGCTGGCTAATATCTACGGTTTCAAACAACTCCAAAACCTCGTCAAGAACCAAGGTGTACCCGCCATCTCGTATCAGCTCGAATGTTTCCTCTGTGTTGTTAAGAAATAAAGCATGAGTAATGGCAATATTCTTTTTTTCTCGCAAAAGCTGATGCAAGTGATTTTGCTTTGCGCCCTTTACAGCCGTTGGCGACTGAAAATCTCTCACCGTACATGCTGTAACCACTCTGTCAACCTCTTCAAGGAACGGAGTAATGAAGATGAACCGCTTATCGCTCTTTTCGTTCATCATCCGTATCGCTGCACTTGTTTTGCCTGAGCCCATGATAGAGTCACAGACCTTAACAGAAAACCCTTCTCTCAATAAAATTCCTTCTTTCTATATGTATTTTACAAGCACTTTATTGTGCTAAAGTAACGGCGTGGGGGCTTGGGGGCCTTGAGCCTGCTCACTTTGTTCGCAGTTCAACCGGCGCTCTGCGGCCCGTTTTTCGTCTATCCTATATATATCTTCTTTTAAGGGAAACACCCATAAAACCGCTTGATCAACAGGGTTAAAAAACATTTTAGGTAAAATGATGCCTAATTTTTGACTAAAATTACTTTTTTCATTTTACTTGTTGCAGATTACCAGTACCAAAATTAACATACTTCACTCGCTCACTTTGTTCGCTTCGTTCATTATCGCATTCCACTCGCTCACTACTCGCTTGTTCGCTTCGCTCGTTATACCACTTTTGCAGTCTTGGGCCTAATCCAAGGTTTAGACCAAGGTATGCATCTGTAATATCATCCTGAGTAATGCCAATGTACCGTCTAGTTGTACGGCTATCGGAATGCCCGTAAATCTCCTGAAGCAGTAACAGAGTAGCTTCCTTTTTACCAACAGGAGCTGCTTCCATCATCTGATACCCGAATGTCTTGCGTAAGGTATGTGTGCTTGCCTTAACCTGAATACCTAAATCCTTAATAATCCCCTTAATCATCATGTCCACAGTTTTCCGGTTTATATGCCCAGTCTCTGTGTCACTCCGGGTCGCCGGAAATAGATATTCATTTAGTTTTATTTTATGGCCCTTGCGGGCTTCATTGTTCAGGTATTCATCAATAGCCCAAACCACTGCTTCGTTAATGCCTATCCGTCTGTTCTTTGGGTTCTTGCGACTCTTGCGAGTCTTATGTTCAAATACATCAAACTCTGTCTTGTACTTGCCATCGGCATCAATAAAGTCGCTGAACCGTAGCTCTATCAGGTCGCTAACTCTCAGTCCTACATTGATCCCTACAATAAACAGCATGTTATCTCTGTACCGGCCTTGCTCTACCAGATACTCCGATATGCGGCGAATGTCTTCCTTGTCCTTAATAGGCTCAGCTGCTTTGCTCTCCGCAAGCTCCTTCTCTTCGATTTCTTCTAACTCAACCTTTGCAATTCTCTCCATATATGTACCTCCTTGAATCTTAGTTTCTGAGTATATTATAACACCCAAATTAAGCATTGTCTATGGCCTTTTGAAAATAGAGCATGCTTTTCTATGCCTTCTATCGGTGGAACGGGATCTTTTGAAGTTTGCTACTGAAAAGTGGTAATTTTTCTCTGTAAGGTTTAATTGGTGTAGTGGCTGTTTTTGCGTTGAAACTGGGATTTTTCGCTATGGGTGAGGGGATTAGTGAATTGACTGAGTGGGAATGAACAGCTAGCATCTGGCTGTGCATTTTGGGCGGGGTATGCGGTGAAAAATACCCCCCTATACCCCAAAATGTGAATATGGGGCATAGTCAAACTCACAAATTAGGTATTGCAATCGCCCTGCAATCGTGGTACTATGGGCATGGGGGACAATCCCCCGCCCAAAATACCGCCCGCATGGGGGCGGATAACAAATCACCATGCACAACGCCATATCGCCCCAAAAGGCGAAAGGCACGAAAGAAAGGAATACCATGAAAGAGAACATGAACAAAGCCGAAAGCACCGCCCGCGAAACAGTTACCCCCGCCGCCGTCACCGCCCGCCCGTACTACTTTGGACTAAAGGCCACAATGTATGCCGTGCGGTATTTGTATCGCGGCGGAAAGGCCGAAAGCAATGGCGCGGAAACAATGCGTGAATACTATAACGAATTGTGCCGCGCCGCCGCCTATGTAAAGCGCATGGAAACAGCCGCCGCCCATTATGGCACGAAAGCCGCGCGGTACAAGGTGCGCCGCATGAATACCGCCGCCGTAAACGCGAAAGCGAAAGCGGAAAAGGCTTGCAAGGCAATCCGCGCCCCCAAAAACAGCGCCCCCGCCGTGAAAGCCGCGAAAGCCGAAAGCCGCGCGAAAGTACGCATGAAAGCCGAAAACAAGATAGAGAAAGCCGCCCGCGCAAACCGCGAAAGCACCGCCGCCGCCGCATGGAATGACGGAAACATAGCCGCATATATGGCGGGCGGTATTTGTTGCGATATGGTACAAGACGCTATTGTGGCAATGCTTACTGCCGCCCCCGATACCGATATACTGAAAGAGGGCATGAAAGCAGTATGGCGCAATATCAATACCGCCCGCGCTCAGGCCGTTAAAATGGACTATGCGCCCGCCGCTGATGATGATGACGATAACCTTTATATCGTCAATCTGAAAGCCCGCGATAATACGGAAATAGCCGCTGAATATGCCGCCGTTGTGGAATGGATTGAAAGCTATTGCACTTCCCGCCCCGCAACATTGCGCGCATGGAATGCATGGAACGGCGCCGCCCAAAATGCAAGCGCCTTGTCAAGCGCGGATAGGTTTGCACTTTGCAAACTTTTTGCCGCCGCCCGCGCCGCCTTTACCCTCTAATTTTACCCCCCGCCCCCCGCTTTTTGCGGGGGGCTTTTTTTATGCCTTTCGCCGCGCCGCCGTAAATGCGTTTTACGGCGGTTTTTTGTTTCAAGCGTAAATTTACGCGTTGCGCACAAAAACCGCGCATGGCGCAAATTTGCCGCCTTGCAAGCGATTGCAAGCACTTTTCCGCCCGCGCGTATATGGGGCGGGGCGCATATAACAAAACTGTTATATAAATATAGCAAAATTAGTATCTAACGAAAGTGTCCCCCCGATACAGAGTAGGTGCGGGGCGCAAGCCCCCACAACGAAAGCCCCCCGCCCCGCCCCGCCGCGAAACGAAAGCAAGCGGCGGGCGGCGGGGGAAACAAAAAACAAGCCAAAAGCGCCACAACCGCGTGACCTATGAAACCCGCTGGGAAATGGTTTAAGCTTGAGGTCGTCGCTGAAGCAGATAGTGAAAATGCTCAGAGGTTTATGCCTGCATAACCTAAACTCGGCTTGAGGAAATGCTGAGGCGAGATGGAGAAAACCACCTCTTTATCAATGAAAAATCTCGTGCTTGAGAATGGCTTGATGGGTAGGAATGGTTGGAACCTGATGAACAATCTTGCAGACCATATGGCATTAAGTTGATCCGAACCTGCGCTAATGGCTTGAGCGCCGCGAACACGGTGAGCAAGCGAAAATGATTGTTCTGATGGCTCTAATCATGAATACCTCTGAGGGCTTATTCGTGAGCATACGGCGTGCCCCTGATGCTTGCCATTGGGGGCATTGGTATGCTCATGAGTGTTCGAGCATAAGAAAATGTGCAATAGCACGCATTTTGATGAAAGAGGTATTATTATGGCTAACACTGAAAAGAAAGTTCACTGCATTAACTGGATGCACGATGCTCTGCTGAGCGCCTATGACAATGGAAACCGTGGTGCAATCAAGTCTGAGGCGGCTATTCTGAACAATGTGACTGAAAGTCAGTTTGCCATCTACAAGGATAGCATTTCTGTCCTGTATGAGGCACTCTGCGACTATGTTCGCTATGGCAAGTCTAAGGACTTCATGACCAATCCCATGGAGCATGAAAAGGGCCTGAAAGAGCGTCGCAACAAGGTTTTTGACCTGTGGCGTCAGATTTTGGACTGGGGTGAAGCAGAAAAGGATCAGAGGCGCATTATCGTCCACCCCCGCGACATTGAAGATCTGATGACCGTCGTTCAGAGATTTCAGGCGAATGCTGTGAACACCGATATGGACGAAAATTTTGTTGCGCAAAAGGTCTGGGCAACCGTACCCGAGGGCATTTTCCGCAATAAGGTTGAAACCATTCTCGGTATCCGTATGAACCAAGCCGAGGTTATGACTGATAATGAGCGTGAGTTTCTCCGTGCCCTGAATAAGCTCGTAGGCACTATTCGCAAGAATAATGCCAACATTGAAGCGGAAAAAGCCAACAAATCCGCCTATGAGGTTCGTGCTGCAAAAAATTCCTCTGAAGCTGTAAAGGCAGAGTTTAAGGCTCTCTCCGATATCTGCGATGCCAAAATCGCCCAATTCCAGAAGAAAGTCGATGATGCCCAGAAAAAGCTCGATGAGATTAAGGGCCTCACCGCTGATGAATGGTCTAAGAAAAATGCCGATGAAAAGGCTGCTAAGGCTGAGGCTGCTGCTAAGGCTGCTGAGGAAAAGGCTGCTGCTGCAAAGGCTGAGGCTGCCGCTACCCCCGCGCCCGCTCCCAAAAAGGGCAAAGGTGGCAAAGGCAAGAAGTCCGCAAAAGCTGCCGCGTAAAAACAACGAATAAGCCCGCCATTGAGGTGGGCTTTATGGTACCCCATGCTTGATGGCTCCTCGTGCCGGGTATCGGGCAACGCTTTTAAGCCAATTGTTTAGGCGTAAAAGCGGCTGAAAGCAAGCATTCCAGATGGCAAAAATGCTATTAAGCCTGTTTGGAGCAATAGTCTGTATGGAGGTAAAAATCATGCTTGAAGCAACAAAGGATTTTACCCTGATGGACTGGGTAAAAATCGCATTAGGGGTGATCCTCGGAGGGGCTTTCTTCTGGGGGTTCGTGTTCGTAATGTTCGCCGCTTTTGGCTAAAGCATTTAGGAGGAGTGAGCAAAAATGTTCCTAAAAACTGATTACGGCGCAATCCTTGGAGGACTTGATGCGCCTATGGCAAAAGGTATCGTCCTGACCGACTGTACTAAAAAGACAAAAGAATTTTCAACCGTAAAGCGGTTCAGTTTCAGCAGCTCCGCAAATGCGGTTGCGTTCACTTTTGATGATGGGGCGGTATCCGTGTTTAACGCAAGAAAAATCGAAAAAGTGGTCGATACGGCTTCCGGCAAGAGCTGGACTGTCGTTGAGGCGTAAAAATCAAATGCAAAATTAGCACCCACAAAGGGTGCTTTTTTGGTACATCTCGAGCGTGGCGAGTGTCATGCCCGAATAAGCGAGAAAAGAGTAAGCGAAAAGCGCCTTGAGCGCAGCGACTGAAAGGAGTAAGCGAAAATGACAATCAATGAATTCGTACAGACCGGTATCCACATTCTTCCCGATGGCGTCACAGTTTGTTACCACGGCTGTGAGGTTGAGCTGAGAGAGCCGATGCTCATGCTCATCAAGAAATCCGACGAGGGCAAGGTAAACGCCGCATACATCAACCTTGCCGGCTGCAAAGTCATTGTCCCGATTAAGGGACTGAACGCCCTCACAGACAACAGTACCGGAGAAATCCTGTATCTCCGAGAGGAGGAGTGATAGGGTGAAAATTCTTGCGTTAGAGCCGCATAGAAAGCCCCAGATCGTTGAGATCGACGGCAGCCTCAAATCTATGCAGGAAACCGTAAAAGGCTCCATAGAGGCAATATTCCCGTTTGACGACTCCGTTGCACTCATCTGCAATGAGGAGGGAAAATTCGATGGCAGCAAAGCCTGCCTGATGATGGCTGATGAAGCCGGAGCAGTAAAGGACATCATCTTCGGTACGGTCTTTATCTGTGGACTGGGCGAAGAAGATTTCGTAAGCATTCCCGATGATCTCATCGAGAAGTACACACATTTTTTGAACACATGGAGGTACGCATAATGGAAAAGAGAACCCGCAACGCAGAAATTATCCTTAAGGAAAAGGCAGAAAAGGCAGAAACCAACAACAGCAAGTTCTGCTACGGCCTGAATATGACCCCCCTCACCGAAGCCGAGCGCAAGCAGCGTGAGGAAAAATGGGAGAATGGTGTCTATAAGGAGAGCGACTATCGTGGTCTGCTCGGAGAGCGCACCCCTTACATGTTTAAGGCGGTGATGAAAGCGTAATGTACACCTACTACATCATCTACCCAGACCCGGAGGATAACCACCTCCGGGCGGAACGGGTGGAATTCGTCGAAAGAGCAACGGCTCGTGTGCGTTCCCTCATAGAAAATGGCGTCGATGAAGATGATATCGTTGTTGCCGAGGAGGGTATGCTCGAAAACGCCATGCAGTTCGTGAACAACTGGGAGGACTAAAAAATGATCACATTTCAAGAGGCGCTGGAGGAAAACCAAGCCTTTGTAGTAGCGCCTGACACGAATCGTGAGGTAAGAGGCTACTTCACAAACTGCCGTGTAGATAAAAACACAGTTCCAGATGGCTGGTATGTGTATGATATACGGCATGGAGATGAGGGCGACTTCTGCACACTCGAAAAGAGAGTATTTGTTAATCATGCAGGCACATTCCTGTGTCAACAGCCGGTTAAGCTTGATGTATTTGATAATCCTCACGATGGATTTCTCAATCTTGCGGGATGGGGCTACACATTTGAATAAGGAGGCTTTGCGATGAGTATCACAATGAAATATGTTCAAGGGCATGTGGAGGTGTACGGCGACGGAAAGTTCCTTTTCAGTGCCGACGATACCAAAGAAGCCCGCAAAGACCTTGAGGAAATGGGGTATGCCGATGACTGATGTAATTCTAATTGCGGCTTCTCCGCTGATTGTCTTAATGGCAACAATCATCATTACCTGCATAGGAGGTGCAATTAAAGGTGCATTTCAAGGTCATAAAAATCACTTCCGATAAGGAGAAGTACATAGAAAAAAAGCTCGAAATGATCAAGGACTTCCGCATTAAACTCAAAAAGAAAGACAAAGAGAAACTGTACGCATGCAATTCCGAAATTGAAGTCGATCAGATTTGCAGGCGGATTATCATGGAGGGTCTGGGATGAAATATCTTTTGGTTTTGCACGAGGCTCTCGATGATAGCCTTGTAGATGAAATCAATGCAACTGGTGCGTATCTGGCGAAGAATGTGGTTGCTTGCAAGGGTTATGTTGAAAGCCAAGGTATAGGTGGATTAGGCATACGGCTTAATGCCGGTTTTTATCAAGTTGGATATGCCAACAATGCATTTTATCATACTCCAGGGGGAAGCCATTATATATCAGGTTACACTGAAATCAACCTTGATCAGTTTCTTGAGCTTCTTGGCATTAAAGAGTCTGAGACATTCGAGGACGAGCTGATGCAGCTGTTAGGAGGGTAAAATGAATAAGAGTAACTTAATTCTCGTTCACTTCGATAGACAGATGACAGAATCGGAATTCTTCGATGCTATGTCAGAAGTTTATGATAGAAATGGCACGAAAAAGTTCTTCGCAGTCGATATACATTCCGTAGTGGCTCGAAATATTCTTGATTCTGGAAGAGAGGATGATACTATATCTCTTGTTGTTTCAGATGATGATCTTATCACATGGGAAGGTTATTGCTCTCTGTCTTGGTATAAGGAGAACGGCTATGAAAGAGCGCCTGTCTATACTATCGATGAATTCATTGATGTTTTTCGCCCTGACCTACGGGAACCAATGATCTTTGAAGATGAGTTAATGGCTCTGATAGGAGGATAAAATGAAAATTGAAAGAAATTTGCTTGTGCATTTTAACCGCAAAAGTACGGTTGAAGAATTCCAGAATATTTTCTTCGGAATGGTGGCTATGGCTTTTAGCCCGACACTCCGCACTATGCCAAGAGAATCTCTCCGGGGCATTGGATCTGAAATTATAGGAAGCTCAAATCACGACACCATTTCATTGAGCATCTTGGAAGATGGATTGATGCTGTATGATGGGTTTGACGATTTAGACTGGTATATAAATTCCGGGGAATATGCTGACTATGACATATTAACGGTCGATGAGTTTATCGAGCAATATAAGCTTAATGCAAAGAAACTTCTTTGCCCTTTCGGCGGGAGTGAGATAAACGACTGTGCTGATTGTGTATACGCTGGAGACTATCACTTTGTTGATGGGGAGTGTGTAAGAAGAGATGATTAAAATGCCGCTGTGACGGAATTGGCAGACGAAAGGGACTTAAAATCCCTCGATGGAAACATCGTGCGGGTTCAAATCCCGCCAGCGGCACCACGGGGGTCGTCATTCCCCCGCACCTCCTTTCGAGATAACCTTAGCACTGCTCGTGCGAGAGGCGACTTGCGAAATGCAAGCCGAAAAAAGAGCCCCAGATGCAGGGATGTGCATCACCACCTCATTACTGGAGCCTGCGGCATCAAACCGTAGGCTCCTTTTTGCGGGAACTTAGCTCAGCTGGTCAGAGCCCCCGGCTCATAACCGGTTTGTCAAGGGTTCGAGTCCCTTAGTTCCCACCACATCGGGATGTGGCTCAGCTTGGTAGAGCGCGTGCCTTGGGAGTACGAGGTCGCAGGTTCAAATCCTGTCATCCCGACCAGCCCGCAAGGGCAAAATCACAGGAGGTATTAAATGCGTAAAATCATTGCAATCCTCTTAGCGCTTCTGATAGTAGTTCCGGCGTATGGGTACGAAGTCTTTACCGATGAAACGGACTACACATTGGAAGAATTCGAGTATGTACTGACAAATCTTCGAGAAGGACTGTCCCCATATGCTTGGACAATCCTCGAAACAGGAAAGTATTACGGAATAAACCCGCTGTACTTACTTGCAAAATTCGGATTGGAGAGCGGATGGGGAACATCAACCTACTTCAAGGAGAAAAATAACATCGGAGGTTGGCGTCAATATGATGGCAGTTTCCGGTCGTTCGACTCCGTTGAAGAATGTATCTGGTTCATTGCGGAAGGGCTGTTGGAATACAACAATCCAGATTCCTGGAAGTACTCAGGTTCGAAACTTGAAGATGTGGCTTATCGCTACTGCCAAGATGAAAACTATGTGGAGATCCTTATCGACATCATGGACGAGCTTCAAGAAGAAATCAATACATATCGAACCAGCAGGCGGCACCTCGTTTAGAGGTGCCAAGGCTTGCCTGCTTAAATGCGCCATTAACTCAACGGTCAGAGTATCCGGCTTATATCCGGCTAGTTCGGGGTTCGAATCCCTGATGGCGTACCAGCTTGGAGATATGGTTATGTTCCGCCGATCACTCCATCAGAGTAGCATCTGTAAAATAAAGATTCACGGAACCCTTTTTAGTTTACGGGTAAACCTTTCGGGCATAAAAGGGAACCCCAAGATGCATCTGGGTTGGTAAACCTCTCTTCGGAGGAAGCTTCCATCATATGGTTTCGTAGCTCAGTAGGTAGAGCAGCTGGGAGCCAGTGCGTCGGTGGTTCAAGTCCACCCGAAACCAACCGATCAATTTGTGGGTCGCTAATCCAAGAAGTGAGAGCTAGCTAAATGGTCGATTAAAAATCTTCAACCCACACTTCTCGTGTGAACTGCTGGATGGCACGGGTCGTAAACCTTCATCAATACAGCAAAGCGAGGTTCGAATCATAAACCACCGAGGGTAGGAATGGCCGTTCTTAATACTGTACGGTTTATGAGGGTGCGGTACGATTCCGCAGGGTGAGTGCTAATTGCATGGCATAAATTCGCCAATAGTGTACACAGCTTGCCTAACGCTCAGACCTCTCCACATTGTCTTTACTCTGTGGTGAGGCGCTAGGGGACTGCGAAAGTGTCCAAGCGGGGTAAAGCATCTAACCCTGCGGGTCGAGAAAAAGTTCATCCAATGGCTACGGATTGAACTTGTGCGTAGATGCTTTGCTGGTTTGAGAATCAAGAAAACCAGCTAGACCTGGAGAGGTGTCCGAGCGGTTTAAGGAGCCGGTCTTGAAAACCGGTGACTCGTTAGAGCCATGGGTTCGAATCCCATCCTCTCCGCCAAGTAAGTGAGAATTAAATGTTGCGTCAAAGGGTTTGCCTTCCAAGGGATGGTGCCTGCACAGTCCCTGTTTAGCGGTTTCGATGCGTTTCTAGAGCGTGCAGCAGCCGCCTTTACATGGAAAGTTTGGGTTCAAATCCCAAGCCTTCCCCCAACACCATCTTGTTCATGGTGTTTCTCCTTTCCTTTCAAATAAGCAGTCGAGGGGTGCATGACTGGGAAGAACCCCACTTTTGAAAAGGAGGTAAGAAGATGTTTTCAGTAGGCGATAATGTAGAAATTGTTAAGAATATTGCATACGACGATTATGCGTGTGACGATTTAATTGGCGCTGTTGGAACTGTTATTGATGTTAATTTCGATGAGCCGGAAAATGTCAATGGAATATTGAATGCAAAATTTTGCATCTCATTCGAGGATGCCTATGATTCCACTTGGGAGCTAAACGCTTATAATCCTAATTGCCGCTGGGTTCTTGAAAATGAGATCCGGTTAGTTGCTCCAATAGAATCCTTTGAGGACGAACTTCTTAAATTGTTGGGAGGGAGTACCGAATGAAATTTTCTGTGGGAGATAAAGTCCAATGTAGCTGGCGTCAGACCGCAAGGCGCTTATCAACGAGCTATGCCAATACTGCGGGAAGTACAAACACGCACACGATGGTGCGTGCGACGGGTGCAAATGGAGGAAAATGTGATGGATGCTGTGAGGTTTATTAAGGAACGCAACAGAATGTGCAAGAGTTTGGATGTTAGATGTGAAGTGTGCCCCGCTTTTCATGTTGGTGAGAATGGGGCACAATGTGCAGTTGGTGCCGCATCAATGTTGGACGCTACGGCTCAGATCGCTATTGTCGAGGATTGGTCTGCTGCCCACCCGCGCAAGACGAGGCAGAGCGTACTTCTTGAGCACTGGCCGGAGGCGGAACTCGTAAACGGGTGCTTGGCGATATGCCCCAAACGCATTTCCGCTAATTACCGGAATGGAAACGCGGATTGTACAAATCGGTCGTGCGCTGACTGTCTCTACAAGTTCTGGATGCAGGAGGTTGAATGATGGACTGTTTTTATTTTCTTTGTCAATTCCGTCAGAATGAAACAGCCAACCCTGACAATTGTGAGTGCTTGGCGTGTCAGAATAGGTATGATGGGACATTTGCATATTCCGCAGACTGTTATATACTGACCGCGGACGAAACTGCAAAGGATGAACTTATCCTTTTGCCAAAGGAAGAACAACCATCATTCGAGGAAGAATTACTAAAATTATTTGGAGGTGAATGATAATGGCAAAATTCAATGTAGGCGACAGAGTGGTTGTGGTTAAGAAAAACCCACACAGCGGATTAGATGAAAGTCATTTCATTGGAGAGGCTGGTGAGGTTGTTGAAGTATGTAAGTCGAATTGTGTTTCGATCATGTTCGATAATCACAATCTTGAAGGCTTATGGAGTTGTGATATCCCTGGAGCGAAGGAAATCAACCGCCGTTTTTATGTTGACTGCATAGAGCCTGAAATTGCATACGAAGATTTTTTTGACCAGCTCTCGAACATACTTTCGTTGTAAAACCCAGACAGGGTTATACATAAATAATTTTAATGCCCAAAATGGGCGAAAGGAGTCAAACTATGACTAAGATCACTATCCACGGAGACGCACTCGTACTCACTTCCGGCCTGAAGCTGGAGACCCTGCGTAAGACTAAGAAGTATCGTCCCGATGCTCTGGTTCTGCGCGACAAGGAAAAGAACCCCGTTTTCAGCATTGATGTTGGCACTAAGACTGCCAGCGCCAATAAGAATGGCGTTGTGTTCGTAAGCGCTTCTCACGACGAGAATGGCTACGCGACCTACACCGAGATGATTCCCACTGGCATGTCTGCCACCGAGGCTAAAACCTACGCTGAGGACAAGTTCGGTGCCATCATCCTGAAGATGAATGCTCTGGAGGAGACTCTTGGTACTACTCTCACCGAGATCGAGGCTGAGATTGCTTCCGTTCAGGCTGCCATCGATGTCCAGTAAGCCGTAAACAGCACAGTACAATTAAGCCCCGTGGCTAACCGCTGCGGGGCGCAACTATGTCCCTAAAAAATAAATTTACATAACAAAGGAGAAAAAATTATGGTAAGCATTACTCTGACTAACAACATGGATCGTAAGACTCTGCTCGTGGACGCTGAGAAGACCATTCGAGAGGTTCTCGATGAGAACAATGTAGATTATTCTACCGCCACCCCCGCGCTGGACGGTACTCCGCTGCGTGCCGGTGAGATGGACAAGTCTTTTGCCTCCTATGGCATTACTGAGTCCTGCCGCCTGTCCTGCATTGCGAAGACCTCCAACGCCTGATAATACCTCATGCCCCTCTTCGGAGGGGCAATATGCTGAAGTAACTCAAAGGTAGAGTGGCGCACTCGTAAAGCGCAGGTTCCCAGTTCAAGTCTGGGCTTCAGCTCCAATAAAAAATCACTACGGGAAAGAAGGGCGTGAACATATGACTTTTGAATTTCGCAATTGCAGTTACTACCGAGGCAATGAAAAGGATGGCAGTTTTACTTCTGGCTACTTAGTGAGTGACAGCATTGAAGGGGCGGCAAATTTTCTGCGTAAGGCATTTTCTTACTGGGATGATTTTCTTAGTTATAATTTCGTTAGAGCAACAAACTATTCTTTGCCTTTAGGTGTAAATTTTGTAATCTCAGGAACTTTTATTAGTTCCATAGAAAACGGAACGGGAGAATTTCGGTTCATTCGTAAACCAGAGTGGACACATCTTCCACCAAAGGAATTTGTGAAAGAAGGATTCTTAAAATGTTAACAGAGATGGAAATAAAAAGTTAGTTACTATTCCAATGAATATTTTTTGGGAGGTATGGTTAATGGTAAAGCCAATTAAGGTGAATGGAGTTACTGTCTATTGCGGTGATTGTATTAACTTCTCATTATCGCCGGAGGATGAACCATGTAAAAATTGTTGGAGAGCGATTTACCACGAAAAAGATATCAGCAAAGTTTGCATTGAGGATATCGCTTTTTAACCGAAAGACAAAGAACATTTTCTCGCTTTAGAGAGCATGGTTAAGAAATATAAAGATCAATTTTCTGCAATGAAAGTGGACGCAAAAGTGAATGGTGTATCTTTTGACGAACTTCTTAAGCAGTTTGCGCATCACAGGGCAATAGAGGTATATGTAGACAGTAAAAAGTTGAAAGGAGAATCGACTGATGAATAAACCAACTAAAGAAAATTCTATAAGAAAAAACACTATGTGGATATGCCAAATTGCACTTGGTATTGCACTGTATGTTGTCGTAAGTATGGTGCTCAAAATACCGATTGGCATTGGCCATATTTCGCTTGACCTTGGGTATATAGTGCTTGCGGTTTGCTGTATGAGGTTCGGAATGCTTGGCGGCGCGATTGTAGGCGGTGCGGGGTGTACTGTCGTAAGCTTGCTTTCTTCGGGTTGGTTTCCACTTGGCTGGATGCTTGGCAATGTTCTGATTGGGATCATTTGTGGGAAAGCCTACCAGAAAAATGAGAGTTTGTGTGGGACAAACATTGCAATAACCGGTGTGGCAGTTTTACTTGGCGTCGGCGTTGTTAAAACAGCTGTCGAATGCTTGCTCTTTTCTATCCCCCTTGCAGTAAAGATTCCGAAAAATATGGTCGCAGCGGTGATGGATACCATAGTGATGTCAATTGGTTTATTTGTTGCGTGCCGTCTTTCACGCAAAGGAACCTAATCACAAATTAGTTACCATTGCTGGCGTAGCTCAGTTGGTAGAGCAGATGTTTTGTAAGCATCAGGTCGGGGGTTCAAGTCCGTCCGCCAGCTCCATTCAAAAAATAAACTATAAAGGAGAAATGTAAAATGATTCGAAGTATTCGCAACACGGCATTTACGGACAACAAGTTTTCTACGATTTGCACCAATATCCCAGTAACGCCAATCGGCGGAGAGGAGTGTTATTCTCATGTCTTGAGAGCACTGGTCTACCCCAGAGATAAGGAAAATACATACAACCTGCAAATTGCAAACAGCAATTATGCAATTCCAACTGAGCGGAACACGGTCTATTTGATTTCCGGTGAAAACGCTTTGTCTTGGCTTGGCGAGAATAAATCTGACATTATTGCGGCTGGTTTCAAGCAGAATGAGCTGGTAAGTCTTTTCGTTTCCAAGCAGAAAGATGTCGGTTGGGCATTTATTGATGAAAACAATAATCGTTCCATCATCTACAGCGAAAAGATCGATTCGTCATTTGGTCGTATGCTGGCTTGCATTGTGCAGAAGCTCTTCCCTGCGACCTTTGCGGGCAAGCCTCTCGACAACGACGAGCTTGATCTCGTAAAATCGATTTCTCGCAATGATGAAAATATGTTTGCTGACGCATCTCAGAAACTGTATGACCGTCTTGACCTGCGTGAGATGTTCATCCGCTCTGCTCTCAGTGACATTGATGTGAAATTCGAGAAGAGATCGTTGGAGCGAATGAAAAGTGAATACACGAGAATTAAGAGCAGCATAGAGAATCTTCTTCGGCAGCTCGATGACCTTTACGACAAAGACCATTTTAACACCCTGCAAATTGCGGCTCTTGAAGAAAAAATTCGCCGTAATGATGGCAACGAAGGGGAATTTCTCAAGTTCTTTCTCCGGTGCAAGGATCTCATCCTGGAAGATGCGGACGAAGAGCTTATCTCCTTTTATGTCAAGGGTTATTTGGACTCTTTTGATGAGGATAGCTTCGAGCGTTGCCTCAATAACGAATACAGCTATTTTTATGGTAACTATGGCGAGCGGAAGAACATCAAGTCCAAAAATGATATGAAGCTGTTCTTGGATAGCGTCTTTGGGGAGAATCCGAAATTCAAGATTCGCACCTGGGCACATTTTGTCTTGGATGTTGCTGGTACCTTGAGACCAGATAAAAGAGAGACAAATCTGGCAGAGCTCAAGACTTATCTGCCTCACCCTCATCTCTGCGGTTTCCATTGCATGGGTGGTAATGCTCGAATCATTGATCGTATGATGGGTGAGAGAAATTACCTTGGGGCAGTTGAACAGGCTATTGGTTCTACTCACAATATCAACTTTGATGACTCGACGGTTGGCGCCAATTTCATTGAAAAGATCTGCTCTTCTAATGAGCGTTTCATTGAGTTCGAGGATGGTTCGGTGCATACCGTGAAAGAAGCTATGGAGGTGTTGAAGAATGGCTAAGATGATTAACATTCCCAAAGAGACAATTGCGGAAATGATTCGAGAATTCACGGAGAAGATCTCATCCGCTAAGAGCTTCGAGGGTGGCAAGTTTACATACACCAAGGAGTTCAAAAGCGAGAAGACGGGTAAAGCGAAGATTATTTTCACCCCCGAAGCCTATTCCAAGATGATTACTTTGGTCAACAATTTTGACTCTGAGGTAGCATGGTATGGATATGTAGACAGAGTGGGTGATGCCGGCTTCAAAATCTCGGATGTGTTTGTGTACCCGCAAGTCGTTACTGGTGTGAATGTGGACACGGATGAGGATGAGCACAGAGCTTTTCTCGAGAAAATCCCCGATGAGGACTACAACCGTATCCGCTTCCAAGGTCACAGCCATGTAAATATGGGGACAAGCCCGAGTGGTACTGATCTCACTGACCAGGCAACCAGGGTAGGGAATAGCTCACCTGATACATTTTGGGTGTTTGTGATTTGGAATAAAAAGAACGAGCACAATGCTAAGATTTACGACCTCGCTAACAATGTGCTTTATGAGAATGGAGATATAGATGTCTCTATTGAGTTCGATAACGGTGAGTTCCTTGAGGAGTCCAAAAAACCCGTAAAGACAAAGACATATACCTATCATGGTACAGGTGCTTACAATAGCTCTAAAAAGAGTGGCACATATGACTACGGATATGGTGGTTACGGAGGATGCGGTAGTCGATGGGAAGATTTTTGGGACGACTATGGTTATCCGTATGGCAACTACGGTAAGAAACAGGATAAAAAAAACGAAAGTGAGGATTATTCCAAAACCAAAAACTCGGTAAAAGCTGAGGTTATAAGTGGTGGAATTACCGAAGATATTGACTTAGAGGAGGAATATGCAGATGATGGATTTGTCAAAGAGCTTCGAATTCTTTAATCCGGACAAGTGTGCGAAGACCCGCATCCATATTATCGGATGTGGCAGCGTCGGTTCTACTTTGGCGGTTTGTTTGGCTCGGTTGGGTTTGACGAACATTTCTCTTTACGACTTCGATGTCGTTGAGGCACATAACCTTGCCAATCAGATGTTTACGACTGAGGATATTGGCAAGCCCAAGACTGCGGCGGTTGCCGAAATGCTTCATAAAATCAATCCAGATATCGATTCAGAGCTGAAAATCTTCGATAAGGGATATGACAAGCAGCGTCTGAGCGGATATGTTTTCCTCTGCGTAGATAGCATTGAGCTTCGGCGGAGAATCGTCAAGGAAAACGCAACAAACATGAACATCAAAGCTGTCTTTGATTTCCGGACACGGCTTACTGATGCTCAACACTACGCAGCCAACTGGTCTGATCCTAAGATGCAGGACAATCTGCTTCGCTCTATGGAGTTTACCGAGGAGGAAGCAAGGGCGGCAACTCCTGTATCTGCCTGCAATGTATCTCTTTCAGTTGCGGGAACGATTTGGACTATCGTTTCTTTTGGGGTTTCCAACTTCGTAAACTTTGTAAATAAAGGTGTCCTTAAGAAGATTATTCTGGTGGACGCTTTTAATTTTGCCATTGATACCTATTAAATGATTTTTTGCAACGATATTTTTGTTTTCAAAACAAAGCATTTCGTTTTAAGCGAATGTACTGAATTGCCAGCCGAAAGGAACGGGATACCGCGAAGGAAGCCTGCAGGTACCTGGCTCAGGCGAGGTGAAGTGGAATATCACTGTTAACCAAGACAGACATAGGTTAACTGCGAAAACAACAAACCGCCAATATTCACTACCCATCCCGAAACCAACGCACGGTAAATGCAAGCATAACACAGCCGGAATCCCAGCCCACTGGGCAGTGGCCCGGTAGGTGATCATCGCGCACATCTTAGGTTGCAAAAGTAAAACAGTGTTATAGCTCATTGAGCGCATTTTGGTATAACCGAATGGTACGCATAGCCACAGACAAGAGGCACGCCGGAGCTCATCCCGAGCTCATCCAAGCGATCCTGGTAGGTTCGGGTCAGTTTTTACGGCAAAATAATGGCCCAAACCATCAGAAAGCTACGCTCAAGATGGCCTCATCTCATCTGAAACGCCTTCACTAGAAGCAGCAACTAGCAGACCAGCGAGTCTTCAGGCGCCTCCAGCGACATCAGGAAAGTGTTTTAGACTGTTTTATTTTATACAAAAGAAAGGAGTTTTTATATGCCATATGTAACCACATTTATGACAAGAGCAAAGAAGCAACTTACCCTTGAGGATGTTCTCTTTGGTGTGAAAAATCTCAGCCCGTATATTAACGGAGTGGACTTCGGGACATCCACAAGAACCTACGAATACAAAAAGCTCCCCCAGGAGCTAATAGAAATGGCGCGAGCACCGTATCTTATCGGGAAGCTGAAGAGTTTTAATCGTACTTACCAGCCGAAATTTAATGCGAACAACATGCGAGAACATTATAATTCTTTCAAAATTCCAAAGAAATCCGGCGGTTGGCGTCAGATCGATGCGCCGGATGACGAACTGAAACAAGCTCTGTATAGTCTCAAGGCAATTTTTGAGAATGATTTTAAGGTTCTATATCATACGGCTGCTTTTGCGTACATCAAGGGCAGAAGCACTACTGATGCGCTGAAAGTACATCAAAGAAACAACAGTAATTGGTACCTCAAGACGGACTTGAGCAATTTCTTTGGTTCGACTACGCTGGAATTCACAATGCGGATGTTATCCGTGATTTATCCTTTCTGCGAGGTTGTTAAATATGAGGATGGCGAGAAAGCGCTACGAGATGCTATCTCTCTCTGTTTCCTCGATGGTGGACTGCCGCAGGGAACTCCGATTTCTCCGCTTCTTACTAATGTCATTATGATTCCCATCGACCATGAAATCTCTCGCCGGTTGAGAGCTAGCGAGACCAACGATTTTGTTTATACGCGCTACGCCGATGATGCTACGGTTTCTTCCAAGAAAGGTTTCTTGTTCATGGGCGTCATCGAGATGATGAACGATGTATTTAAGAAATTTGATGCGCCATATGCCATTAAGAAAGAAAAAACACATTACGGCAGCAGAGCAGGTCGAAACTGGTGTCTTGGTTTGATGATCAACAAAGACAACAAAATCACTGTTGGACACGAAAATAAAAAGGTGTTCAAAGCGATGCTGAACAACTACATAGTTGCAAGAAAAGATGGTAAGGGCTGGCCGCCGGAAGAAGTAATGACTCTGCGTGGCAAGCTCTCTTATTATAGCAATGTGGAGCCTGAGTATTTTGATTATGTGATCTCTTGGTACAACAAAAAGTATCATTGCGATGTCATCAAGATGATGGCAGACGATGTTGCTGCGTAAGGAGGGGAGTATATGAGAAAGTTTCAAGTTGGAGATGTTGTGCAAATCGTAAACCATCAAAGATTGCCCTGGAGACTTGATAAATATCGGCGCAATAGTCTTGTGGATTTTATTGAGATTATTGGCTTCAGTGACCGCGAGTATCGCATCTGCATTCACATGATCTCTGGCAGTGAAAGAATCGAATGGGCTGTTCCTGCATTCCTCGAAAAAGTTCAAGTAGAGGAGCCTTTTACCTTTGAAGATGAACTGATGGCTTTGTTGGGAGGTGCATCTGTTTGAATCCGAAGATACATGAATTAAAAATCTGGCCACCGTACTACAGAGATGTAGTGAACGGAGTTAAGACTTTTGAGGTTCGTAAGTACGACAGAGACTTCCGTGTGGGAGATATTCTGATTCTGAAAGAGTATGACGGTGAATATACCGGAAAGTCTGTGATAATGCGTATCTGCTATGCGTTGTCCGACCCGGATTTTGTTAAAGACGGATATGTGATTCTTGGAATTCAGGGGGTGTGAGCATGCCGGAATATCTTTATGTTGATTTGGATTTGCTGAGGACATATGCTCTGAAGATTGACCATTGGAGTAGAACCATGGTCGATACGATGAAATACTCTGTTCGTTGTTATACGGGTCTCTTGAGTTGCTACAAGAACTGGAATAGCGACAAAACGGTGTATTATATCGAACACAATCGGATGGAATGCAGATTCTTAGACAATTGGGCAAAAGACAGACCAGCAATAACATGGGACGAATTCGTTGAGATGTCTTCTCCGCAGGAAGATTTCTCCGAACAGCTTGCAGCGTTGCTTGGAATATAAGGAGGGAATGGTATGGATTACCCTTATATTAACCTGGATCTGCTCAAAGAATACGCTGTGTGCTTTTATGGGCATGTTAGCGAATGGGCGAATACATTGCGACACGCAGTAAGAGTTCACGATGGTGAATCTTTTCAATGTCGTATGGTGTGGAATTGCCTGTCTGATGGCTGTTATTTTTTAAGGAAAACTGGAGGCGGTTATATAATGTCTTGCGTTTCAATAAACACTTCGCCATATCCAGTTATCACCATCGAAAAATTGATTGAAATGTCAAGTTCATCTGACGATTATGATTTTTCAAACGAGCTTCAAACACTTTTAGATAATTAAGGAGGATGTGAAATGTTTTCAAGAAAACTCAGACTGATCATTGATCTTAAACTCAATGGTATGGAAGATAAAGAAACTATTTATTCTGCCGATGAGATAGGCGAGGGTATGGAAGCATACCTTGCGGAAGATGGTAAGACAATTCAAATCAAGAGCACTGGAGTTGATTTGAACAAAGCCATAAAGAAAATCGACGCATTCCTGGCAATCCCCGTTTTTAAGACGACCTGCGCTTGCTGTGGAGAAAAAATTAACGAGGGATACTACAACGAAGATGATTGCGTTACATATTGTTCTGAAGAGTGTCTCGAGAATGAACTTAATGCCGAGTTTGGCGAAGGAAATTGGCGCGAAGCTACCGAAGAAGAAGTTGCCACAGTTAGAGAATCTGGCGAGGGCGGCTTCTTTTATGCTAAGGCAGACGGCGAGGAAGATTGGATCAATCTCCCTATCTATTGGGTAGATTACACCGAAGAGGACGAATAAAAGAAAGGAGCCGCCCATGAAGGGCGGCGGCACACCATGAAACAGAAAGAATGTGCTACGACCATAGTAGTATATTTTTGCTAACTTGTCAACATTTAAGGAGGTATTAACTATGAAACACAATTATGAAATGATGAAGAAGCGCATGGAGAAAGGCTACGGCATGAAAGACCTTGCCGACAAGGTTGGGCTCTGTACCGCTACCGTTTCCAAAATCGAAAAGAACTTTACTCGCTCCAGATTGGAGAACTATCAGAAAATTGCTTCTGCTCTTGATTCCACGGTGGACGAGCTTTTCTCAGAAAATAAATAATTAAAAAATTGCAACGATATTTTTAGCGACTGCTAAAGCAGCTCGGTATAACCGGCTGTAACGAATTGTGAGGGCAAGAAGGACGCCAGGGAGCCTGGTTAGTGAAGGCGAGAAGCCGGCAGCTTGCTGCTCGAGGTCATCTACTAGGTCAAAGTCCGATAAACAGTACAGGAGTTCACACCTTGGCGAGTCAAACTAAAGTCAAACCCGACTTAATTTGGCCAGAAGCTCAACTTAAGACGACGAAGATACGATCTGAACTTGGAACAGATATCTCAGGTTGCAATAAATAGGAGGAGTTAATTGTGTTGGATATTTATTTGCTTAGGTCTCGTTATTTTCGATGGCCGTTAACGGAAGAACAACAATGGGAGCTGATTTAAATGGAAGCAAACCTTGACTTGATGCGGAATAACTGGATTACCTGTCCACAAGGCATATACAGAGAAGCAATACTTGAAGCAATGAAAGATGCGGGAATCAATATCGGCGGATGGCATATGGATAGCTACACATCTTTATACAAAATAAATGGCAATCGACTTGATATTAGATTTGGTACAGAAATAAACCGGAGTGATTTTATTTCGTATCTCGATCTTTTTGAGCCCGCTATACCGGATTTCTCAAAGGAACTATTTAATCTATTGGGGGTGTAAACATGCTAAATGTTGACTTGATGCGGGTTAAACCACTTCGCGGGCCATTAAAAAGAGGTGACGCTGATGAGCTTCAAAAGGCTTTGAAAGAGGCAGGCGTAAGGAACCACAGTTATTGGCAGTTTAATTCGTCCTTGTTGTATTTCATAAATGAGGATAATTATGTTGTTACAGATGATATTTGTGAGCAATCAGAGTGCATCACTTTCGAAGATCTCTTTGTGGAAGATTGCGAAGAGTATCATTTTGAGAATGAACTGATGGTTCTGCTAGGAGGTTAAGCATGCTTGATGTAAAAATAATGGAAAAGCATCCGATCCGTGGATTTAACGAATGTAATAATCCGGATCTGGATTTGCGGCTTGAATTGATTGACGCCTTAAAAGAAGAGGGTATAAGAAATTGGGATTGGATCTATGACAGTTATGCATATGCCATTGTTTCTGGGGAAGTTGTTTACATGGATGACCCTTTGGAGTTAGAATACTACGACTTCACGGAGGACGATCTAATTGATGTTGAAGATCTCAGAAAAGTAGAAATTGAGAACTTCGAAGATGATTTAATGAAACTTTTAGGAGGGGTAAAGAATGGTTGAGTATAACAAAATCGAAACAGTGTTCAACAGAGACACTACCGGAACAAAGAAGCTTATCCGTGGGGATTGGCGCAATGAAGCTGTGGAGTATCTCAAGGACAGCAAGTGGCAGTTCACAGAGAAGTTCGACGGCACCAATATTCGCGTCATTTGGGACGGGCACTACATTAGCTTCGCTGGCAGAACAGACAAGGCTACGATCCCGCAGTTCCTCTTAGAGTACCTTAACAATACATTTTCGACTCCGGAGGTCGAGCAGCTTTTTGAACAGACTTACGGCGAGAAGCAGGTTATTCTGTTTGGCGAGGGATATGGCCCGAAGATCCAAAAAGGCGGAAATTATCGAGAGGATGTGTCTTTTATCCTTTTTGATGTTCTTGTCGGAGAGAATTATCAGGAACGCCAATGGGTAGAACAGACGGCAACTATGCTTGGTATTGATGTAGTCCCAATTGTGTTGGAGGGTACCATCGACGAAGCAATTGCTTTTGTTGAGGGACATCCAAAGTCCACGATGGGTACAGCATTTATGGAAGGCGTTGTTGGGCGTCCGGCTGTTGAGCTTCGAGACCGCACAGGCAAGCGCATCATTGTGAAAATCAAATATGAAGATTTTCGTGCGATGTAATGGAGGACAACATGGGAGACCGTACATATTGTGACAACACGAGTTGCCCATTCAAGGACTGTGATCGGCATTACAGTAATATTGAGGTTTCAACGCTGGTGAGTGTTGCCAACTTTGGAGCTGATTGTCGGAGATACATCGGTTATGTGGTACACGAGCTTCAGAAAAATAATTATAAGGAGGCATGGTGCGGACATTATGGTAAATGAGTTCTACGAACCCGTTGAGTGCAGCGTGTTAGAACCGAACGAGAAAGAACAGGTGGTATTTAACGAGCATTGAAAGGCCGAGAATGATTGAGTGGTGGGACAAAGAACAGGAATGTTGGAGAACATGAAAGGGTGATTTTATGCATGAGATAACAAGATGGGACGAGCGTAATGAGTGGCTGGCTACTCGTGAGCGCATCGGTTTTATCGGCAGTTCGGATACGGTTGCGCTACAGAACGATATTTGGACAATGGAATTGTATCAGAAACACGATGGTGGCTACTCAATCTTTATAACATTTGATTCAGATGAGTCTTGGTTCGTATGTGATTTTGAAGATGTCAGCGAGGTTTTGAAACCAGCGTGTCATCAATGCAAAAGTAAGGCATCGTGCCTTTCGCTTGTTGGCACCGGCTCCATGAGTAAATGCATTTGGTGGGAATATCTTGTGATTCACTCAGAAGATATGAAAGGTTAATTTGATATGGCGTTATATAAGATAGGAGTTACAGAGGCAGGTGACGCAGGGGTTGACTTGTCTTGGGAGGAGAGATTAGATAATGTTGATGCTGCTGTGCTTATTACGAAGTGCGTGTCGCCGGATTTCTTTGACGCTGCTTTGAGACATAAGGATAAGCTCATCATTCACACTACAGTTACCGGATATGGGCACTCTATTTTGGAGCCAAATGTGCCAACTCTATATGAGGAGTTTACAGCAATTATGGAATTGGTCAAAGCTGGATTCCCTATGAGCAGAATTGTTGTTCGTGTTGACCCTATTATTCCAACAGAAAAGGGACTCTCCGTTGCGTACCACACACTGATTTCCTTTATGGAAATGGGGTTTCAGCGCTACAGAGTGAGCGTCATTGATATGTATCCACACGCAAGAAGCCGGTTCAAAAAGGCTGGATTGCCGCTTCCCTATGGCGATAACGGTTTCGCTCCGTCCCAAGCACAGCTTTCAAAAGTGGACGATATGCTGCGGCAAGCAAAGCAGTTCTGGGAAGGGCTGGATAACGGCAAAGTCCTCCGAATTGAGTCCTGTGCAGAACCCGGTCTTACGGAGCCGATTGCCTGTGGCTGTATTTCAGACTACGACCTCAATCTGCTTGGATTTTCTGAGGATGCAGAATCAAACGGGGCTGGCTATCAACGAAAGGGCTGTATGTGTTATGCAGGGAAAACTGAACTGCTGAAACATAAGACGAGATGCCCCCACGGGTGTCTCTACTGCTACTGGAAAGATATAAAAGGTTAATTCTATGAATGGGAGTTTGACCGTGGTTTCGGTTCGGAAATCTGGGCGTTCGAGGGAGAGTGGCGCGAAGTGGAATGCCCGCAGAGAAAGGCGGTCAACATTCAGTGGTATATTGGCCCGGAGGATGACGACGGCGTTGAGTTACCAAACGAAATCACGATTCTCAATGACATCGAAGATGAGGAAGTCATCTCTGACTATATCTCCGATGTAACTGGATTTTGCCACAAGCGATTTGAGTTGGAGGAATATTTGTGAGGATATTTTGCAGGCATGATATGCAATTTGTAGGCAGATCTAATCTGACCTGTATGATCAATCTGTTCCGATGCTCAAAATGTGGAAAATATTTTGAGCATTTAAAGTTAACAGATAGTTGGAAACGCCGGAAATACATAGATGTAACCGAGTGGATATTCAAGGAAGAAAGGATGAGTGAAAAATGATTGCGATTGTTTTGCAAGTGATGTGGACGATTATGGCTGTTCTTCTTACAAAGAACTATTACGACAACAGTAGCTATCGTTGGGCTGTTATCAATGCGGGTTTTTCTGGAGCGATGGTATTGCTGACGATTCTCGAGGTTCTTACAACTTGCTTCGGGGTGGTGCTTAAATGATTACGAGCCTTAAAATCAAAAAATACATACGGTCAGCAAATCGTGTTGCCAAAAGCATAAATAATTCTATTGCAGAGGACGATCTTTGGCGTGGCAGGTTTATTATGCGACAGAAGAAATTTCAGTTTTATCAGTATGATGACAAATCTGGGCTTCATGTAGATTTTTGGTATGAGTTTGAGGATCTCAAGACCGGGCAGAAAAAGATTTATCTCTTTAATAACCTGGAGATGGACTTCAATGGGCCGTTTATATCTCATGTATGGTGGGCGATGAACTCGTTTATTGTTGAATATTGTGATGTTTGGCGCGAAGATGGCAAAGAAGCTATCTACGCCGATAAAACTGTTTTTAGGAGGAAGTAAAATGGAACCTGTAATTAACCCGTGGTTGTTTTATTTTATTGATATTGCGAAAGGTATTAGAACAGTATCTTTATTTGCTTCTTTTTGTGTCTTCATTCCTTTTATCTATGGATTGGTAACAATGTTGAGTAATAAAGAATATGGCAATAACGATAAAGATTATTTGAGAGGAAAGAGAACCTTCAAAATATCATTGGTCATTTTAATTATTTCATTGGGAATTTATATTTTTATTCCCTCTTCCGACACGATTTTGAAGATGGCCATAGCTAAAAATGTAACATATGATGCCGTAGACGCTGCAAAAGATGTTGTTGTTCAGGTCTATAACGATATTCTGGCGTTGTTTCAGAAGTAAATAATTCATGTTGCAATTCTTTTACATATAAAAGGTTCTTAGGTTTTATCAAGAATATGACAATACCGGTACCATCGCTGGAGGCTCAGGATCGTCGAACGATCCTTTCGCCCCAGCTCATACTGGTCTTTGAAAATCCTTCGAGTTTTCTGAGATGCTTTTCTTCTCATAGAGAACATCAGCATCTCAGAAAACGAGAAGGCTTATCAACGAGAACATGAATAAAGGAGTAAATATGATTTACGATTATGAGGTTGAAAAAATAAGCAATGATAAAACCGGTTCTGAGTTCTATGTTGCAATGAGCAAGAACTTGAGAGGCTGTGTTGGGCAAGGCGTTACGACTGAGGAGGCAATTGCTGAGCTGGAAGAAAACGAGAGAGTGTGGCTTGAGACAGCTAAAGAGTTTGGAATTCCTATTCCAGCGGTTCCTGAGAGATGATTATTGGACATCTGTTATGGTATGATGGGGTTGCTCAAAAAGTGAAAATATGGTAGAGTTTAAATATTGGAGGTGTTGATATGGGGTTGTTTAAGAAGAAAGAGAAGGAACCGGAGGTATTTTATGATTCTAAGATATCTTTGGATGGCGGATTAACCTTTTGCACAGCTGAGGAGGCAATGCCGATAATTGAGAAACTAAAGATATGGAGCAAGGTTTACGACTCGTTTGATCCGAAAATTTTTGAACGAGTTAGAAAGACATCTTTGGAATATACACCATTATCTGTTTTGAAAAAATACTTGTCTTATTCACCAAATAATATTGTTATGGGAAAGAAAAAAACGGATATTTGGGTTATTGGGGGTTGTTATTTTTCTTGGCAGGATAGTGATTTTAATGAGGAGTATGGACAGCATGAAACCTATTATGATGATAATACGGCCTTTGTTCTGTCATGTGGTTTTTCTGTCTATAGCCCAAGTAGTATAATTCGTCGCTCGTTTGCAGTTGGTATTGGCATGTGGGGTACTAAGTTCCACGAAGGAGCGTCAACAAATTGGTATGGAGCAATAGCGGAAATTGAATCAGAATGGAACACAAAAAAACTTTACGGATCAAAGCTTCTTGTAGAACCAGGAGAAATCATTGAATTTAAGGGAATTAGGATTTTCACTTTTGGCGGAGGCTTTCCTATTGAGTGCTTTAAAGAGATCAATACTCCAATCGAATTTGAAGGTTCAAATATAACAGAAGAAACAATAGAGCACGCTAGAGAAAATCTTGCAAATCACAATTGGGAAGTAGATTATGTTGCGACCTATTATGCCCCTAACAATATTCATCTTTCTTTAGCTCCTGGATTTTATACTCCTAATATCATCACCAATTTCTTTGATGAGCTGCAAGAGAAATTGAAATATAAACACTGGTATGTGGGAGCTTATAATATGGACAGGGACTTTGAAAACAATATTACGGCGCTTTTTAGGAAGCCAGTATGCATAAATGTGGAGCAAGTAAAGAGCGAAGCTCCCGCGTTACCTACTACAAACAATTCATTTTCATTCAAGGAAATAAAATAAAAGTATCGAAGAGCAGCCCGAAAGAGCTGCTTTTCTATTAAGATGGAGGGCTTTATGCATTCATGGGTAGCGTATCGTTTCATGATTTTAATCAATCAGTTGAATGCGGATTTAGAACAGGTTCATGGAATATCTGAGGAAGATAGATCTTCTGTAAAAGATGTAATAGATGAACTCAGCCGAGTTGTATTGGAAACTTTTAAGTAAGGGAGGAATTAACTCATGGCAAATATAAATACTTGCTGCGCCGATAGACCGTGCCAGTATAAAAGAATTTGCGAGGTAAGCTACCTGGATCATTTGATATCTTTGTATAGAGATATCAGTGCTGATACAACCATTCCTGCAGGTGACAAAGCCGAGATCATTAGTAAGATTTATACACTTGAGCTACTGGTTGAGCGTTATAGTGCTTGAAAGGGGTGATTTGATATATGGGTGTATGCATCAGCAAAGGAAACAGCAAACTTGGCGAGATAAAAAGTGTCTCACTTCCATCTGGGCTAACTTGCATCAAGTGTGGTTGTAACAAAAAATGCTATGCGAAAAAGATTGAACGACTTCGACCAAGTGTAAGAAACTCATACATCAGAAATCTTACCATATTGGAAGAAGATCCGCAGACCTACTGGAGAGAGGTTGAAGCAGCTATTATGACTTCGAGGTTCTTTCGATTCCATGTAAGTGGGGATATACCTGACTGGGATTATCTCATTAAGATGGTTTCGGTTGCGGTGAGAAATTTACATTGTGAGATTCTTTGCTTCACAAAAAAATATGAGATAGTGAACCACTATCTTAGCAATGTTGGAGATCTTCCACCTAATTTACATATGATATTTAGCGCATGGGTTGACCTGAAAATGGTTAACCCTTTTCATTTGCCTGAAGCGCATGTTTTGTATAGGGACGGCACAACCACGGCGAGGGAAGATGCAAAAAAGTGCGGCGGTAATTGTACGGAATGTGCTTGTATTTCTGGTGGCTGTTGGTCATTAAAAAAAGGCGAACAGGTTGTGTTTAAGGAGCATTAAGGAGGAATGACATTTGAAGAAATGGAGAAAACCTCCGACAATGCCACACTGGTGGTGGGCAGGTCAAGACGGTTGTTGGTTCTGTAAGGATCGTAATGCTTGCCACAATTGTAGTGTGATTAAGAAGGCGCGGAAACAGTTCTTTGCGAAAAAAGAAAAGGGCAAGAAATCGATGAATCATAAATAAAGAAGGGGTATTTGATATGGCTCAAAAGATAGTTATTGACCTACACAATGGAACAAAACTTGTGGCAGAGGAAGGCTGTGATTCGGCATATCCTAACGAAATATACATTGGGATAATGAGCGATGATGATGTATTTTGGCAAGACCTTGCGGTAGTAAGAGAAAAATATGCAATCAGCAATGGTGAGCCAGAATACATAGAAGACAAATTTGAAGTCTTTGTTTTTGCCGATGAAAAGAGCGAGGACTATACGAAAAAGTTTGAGATTAAAAGATATCCGTCAAATGCTATTTGAAGAGGGTAGGTTTATGATTGGTGACTATAATCCAGAGCTACAGAAAACACCAGAGATGTACAACAGCTTTTTCTACCCAAGTTTAAACCGCGCTTGTAGCTTTGTAAATTGCTTGGATCATGCTTTGCAGAAGAGCGGCGAGGAAGCAAAGCGTCAATGTGAAATTATCGGATGGGGAGAAGACACAAAACTATTTCTGATAGCTGCGCTAAAAGCCTACGACATGTGTGTAAGAAGCAGAATTTGTTTAGAAGCAATAGGAGGACAAGAACATGCATAAGTGTGATTTTTGCAAAAATGATTCGAATTGTTCTGTTGCTAAACGCCGTGAGTGTATTGTTAGAGATTATTTCTGGTTTGAGTTTGAGAGAGCACAAGAAGATGATACGGAGACTATTGCGGGTCTTCTTTTTGATTACCATGGGAACAACAATCCAGAAGAGATTGCAAAATACCTTGTTAGAAATAACATTGGTCTGAAAACACGATAAAGGAGGTACTCGCATGGCAAAGTATCAAGTATTATTTGCCCGTTACGGGTGGGTGACAATCGAGGCAGACTCCGAGCAGGATGCGTATCAAAAAGTCAAAGGATATGGGGAAGAAGATATCGAATGGTCGGATGATTTTGAAGCAACGGATTGTGATGAGTTGGACGAATGGAGTGATTGAGAATGAGTATGTGTTATTGGATGATAGAGGGGATCGGTCTTTGCGCAAGCAGCCTTGAGCCGCACCTCTCGAAGGAAAAAGTGGTTCGGTTCCTGCACAAGCAGCTCCCGAACAATGAGGAGATCGCCGAGCTGGTACGGACGGGCAACTTTGAAGAGCTTGATCTCGAGGGCCTGACCTGTGCGTGGGACAGACCATACGGAACCGGTTCTGTCAGCTTGAGAGACATTCTCTACAGCTTCTTCGATGGGCGCATCGGAGACCTCCTGGCACACTGTGATGATACGGACACTCTCACATTCTGTGATGACGGAGACGGGAATGAGTATTTCTATTACCCTCCCTCTATGCCGTGGCACAGAACGGAGAACGAACCGGACAGTGTAGAAGAGGTTCATCGCCGGATCATCAAGGCGGTTCAGTGCCTTACCGACCTGTCGGAGACGGAGATCGAGAAGATGATCAATGACGATCTTTATGTGTGCGGCTGCGGCTGATATGCATTGCGGAGATCTTAAGATAAGGGGAAATGAAATGAATACTTTAATTAGCTATGTCTATCGAGATGATGGAAATTGGAAAACATATAATGATTGTGTTGTAAAAGGGGAAATAACTAAAGAACAGGAAGAACAAATTATTTCCTGTCTTGAGAGCGGAACATATTTTATACCAAGCAGAGTACACAAATATCTTCCGGAGGACACTTTCGACTCCGATTACGTCCCAAGCGACCCGTGGTTTGAATGGAATAGTTGTCATTTGACTAACCAAGAGCCAGATATTGACCTTACGGTTGAGGAACTTGTAGAGGCATTTGATAAGATGGCAAACGAATGGAAGAGCGTTGTTAATGAACGCAATGATGAGAAAAAACCCTACACAGTTATAGTGACTAAGACAATTTCGGATAAGTATATTGTTTACGCAAACGATATATTTGACGCATGCAATGAGCCTCAGATTGTTGATAGCGCAAATACTGACCTGAATAAGTCGGAAAATACAAAATCCATTATGGATTTCACTTGCATTGGTATTGCAAACGCAGATGAGGTTGCATTGTTACCGAAGTTAGGTTTCAGAAGAGAGTAAACCAGTATGTTTATATTTTGCGAAAGGATGGATGAAGTACGCGAAAGAATAATCAATGCGGTTCAGAAATTCACTAATCTATCTGGAAACGAAATCGGAGAAATGATTAACAATGATCTATATATTATCTGCTGTGGATAATGGAATACCATAAAGGAGGAAGTTTTATTATGCATGCTTTACACAGAATTCTAGTTAAACTTGAAGACAAGGATGAGACCATTGACGAGATTAGAAGCTTTGCGAAAAATGAAACCGAAGATTATTATAACGCATACGACTGGCGGGAAACAGACACAGCTGGAAGATGGGAAAGCGAGTATCCATGCAATGTAATTCTGGGTAGGGACGAACCGGATAAAATTATTGATGAGCTTCTTGTCGTAAGAGACCAGCAAGAGAATATACTTCGTCACCATGTTGAAAGCCTGAAGAAATATTGTCCAAGCATGAATATTGAGGACATCATAAAGAATAGTCCAAGGTCAAGTTTCGGAGAAGGTGGATTGATTTCTTATCATCTAAAGTGCATCTCCGGTTTGCTCGTTGGGGCATATGATTTTGACTCAGCGTTCTTTAATACTGAAGATTGTGATTCAATCATAAACGATGAGCTTATCAATGAAATAAGGAAGAAACCGGAGGACTGGGCGGTTGTTTTGTTTGATTGTCATTTCTAATTAGTTAGATCAGTAATTCGTCAGTCTGGCTTAGGCAGCCAAGAAAAAGGTCGTCCCTGGTGCGATGAGACCATACCAAGGACGGACGGATACAAAGAATCACTCCTGACGGGTTGACATCAGGGGTGGGCAGGACACTTACATCATAAAGAGATGTTCAACCATTGCCAGGATCGCCAAAGTAAATTCGGAAACCAAGCGGGTGATTGAAATCACCAATGCAAGTGCAGGGTTTACTGCCATCATGCCATAGCCGGCAATCGTTTCTAATGCGAATGATGCCAGCTACAGGGCAGTAAACCCTACTACCAATCGACGAATCAATTGTTTCATAGGATTATTCCCCTTCTTTTTAATCTCACCGGTTTCCCGATGGCAAATTTATTATAGACGATTCAAAACAAATTTGGAAGTACCAATCTTGGCTGTCTAACCCAGGCTGACGAAATAAAACAACAGAACTAAAGGAGGATCATCATGCGTAGAAAGAAAATTGGCACTATGAATTTCCACGGTAGCGTCGATGTTACAGATCCATGCTACGATAGAGATGTTTGGTGTAGAATGAACGATGTGAAAATCAAACAGGGAGAATATGATTGCTATATTTGGCGTCACACAGATAAAGGAGAATACGAGGATAAAACACCATTCGAATATAATGTCGTTGGAATAATTGGCATCTATCACAATGGTAATATTCCGAGGCAAAATGATATGAAAGAAATAGGGACTATAGGTGTTGATGCTGGAATGGCCGGCTTTTCTCACAACAAGCCAGATTACAGCGATGATGAATGGCATGGGTTTTGTGAGCGAACCAGCAGTGGAGACGCATGGATGACAGAGGATGGTTTTTATAGCTCTTCTGGCTATGGAGACGGAGAATATGGAGTTTTTGCGTATAAACAAAATGGAGAAATAACGGCGTTGGAAATTAGGTTTTTTTGAAGGAGTGATGTTATGGGTAAAGAATTGCGAAAGTGTGGGAGTTCATGGGAATATTGTGACGGTGAGTGCGATAATTGCGCTGCAAACACTAAAATAGTTACTTCCGGAAGTACAGAAGGTTCCTACGGCAATATAAATGGTCTCTTCCCTATGAATGGCTGGATATGCCCCAGGTGTGGCAGGGCAAATGCTCCATGGGTCTCGCACTGTGATTGCATTGCTACAGAAATAGGCACTACGAATTTTGGTTGTATTCACGAATGGGAGTATGTTGGTGCAGATACGGCAGGGTTCACTTTACAATGCAAAAAATGCGGGGCGACAAAAAGAAATCCCATTTCTTCTTATTGAAATGTTTTGTGATTATTGATATTATAAAATAAAGGAGCGTGATGATTTGGACAACTTTGAACTTGAGGCCGCAATGGAAAGCGGCGAGTTTGATGCAGTAATGAGCGAGATTAAACGGATAGACGATGAGGCGAAGAAAAAAGGCGCTTATATCTTCCATCCGGACAAATACCTTCAATATATGAAGATGGTTAAGTTGGCGAAGAAGATTGAAGAGATTGAGCCTGAGTACAAAATAGAATATAATATTGGCTTACCTTTAATGGGAGCAGGTATAACCATTAGAGGATGTCTTTTGTGTTTTGATGAAGAGAATAAGTTATATGAAACACTAAAAGAGATACTTAGTTTGGCAGATAGCTTTTGGGTTGGAGCGGAATCTGAAGAATCAACTTATATTGAAATTACGATTTTGGGCGTCTTTACTTTTCACATCGATGAAGAATCCGCCAGAGATATTCTTAATGGAACGCCAGAATAAAATAAGTTTAATTTTGCACCCAAAAGGGTGCATTTTTATTACAATTCGTACAGAAGATACCCAGAACGATATAATGACATAATTTAATAAAGGAGAATTAAAATGACAAAGCATGACATGGTTTATGAAGCGTATAAGCTTCTTGTAGATGCATTTCGCGAAAACAAAATGCCTATAGAAGAGGCCGTTGATGAAGCTATTGGATGGCTTGGACAATATTTAGATAATTAAATGGAGGAATAACATGAACAAAACAAGAAGAAAAAGAATAGAAGATATATATGGGAAATTGTCAAACATAAAACTTCTGTTAAGCAAAATTGGGGATGAAGAAGAGAGCGCATTAAACAATATGCCGGAGAACTTATAGAGCTCTGACAAGTATATGGAGATGGAAGATTCTTATGAGCTAATTGTATCTGCGGTTGACCACATTGAAACGGCCCAATATAAATTAAAGGAGGTTTATAGCGATGAACTGTAACTTTAAGGATCTTGTAGAAATGAAAAAAGAATATGATTCCAAAGATGTGCAGGATGTTATTTTGGACTTGAGTAAACTTTATAGGTTATACTATCCCTCGACTATCAGTGAAATGACTTGTATAAATAGAAACACGATAGTTGCATATAAAAGCGGAGTAACAAAACCTTCGTTTGGGAATTATCTTATATTGTTGGAATTGTCTAAAACAGTATAAAATTAGCTATAAGTAACAATAAATTATATTAAACTTTTACATAAAACCCTCTAATAGTCCCACATATGGGACACAAAGTGTGGTAAAATTATCTTAAAGAATGATATCATCTTGTTTGGACAAGGTACCTTAGAGGTGATATTATGAATAGGCTCCATGAAATAAGAGACGCAAGAAATCTTAGTCTTAGAGAGCTTGCAAAGGCTACAGGGATAAGTAAGGCGCAACTTAACAGGATTGAAAATGGGCAAAGCGACCCGACTCTGAAAACTATGTGTCGGATCGCAAAGGCTCTTAATATGAAAATTGAAGATATTTTTTGGTGTGATTGACCAGTTGACATAGAAGGTAATTAGCAGTACAATTAAAGGCATAAAGAACGAATGTTCTAGGAGGAGACAATGAGCGATTATTCAGATATTTTCTTGGCAATGGGGTTGAGCGCTGCAATTTTAGAAAAAACGGAAAAGCAAAGCAAGAGCGGAAAGCTATCCACATCTCCTCCAAGCAATATGCAGCCTTCTGAGAGAGAGAGATTTCTTGAAGAGAATAAGGATGTCTTAATTGCAACTGCTATTAAGTACACAGGCGGAGAATATACAGTTGCTATGGATGACATTCTATTAAACGCGGCTATGAATCTCGTTGCATCCCGTGAAAGATGGAAACCTGTTGGAGCGAACCCTAGAGTGTGGCTAAGTGAAAATCCTTGTTATACAGTTCGAGACACTTATATTCATGCTATTCGCTCCCCAGCAGAGCTTCAGAGAGTATATCGTTCAGTATTTGGCCCCGATGCAGATTTTAGAATGATTGGAAAGGCTGAGAAGTATCTATACCTTGAGCATGAATCTTGTTGCCCAAATCATTTCTTTCATTTTTTGGGTAAAGCAAAATTCGCAATTGCTAAATATGAGAACTGGCAGCCAATAATGTATCAGTCCTATAGATTTTCATACAACCCGATGGAAGAAATCTATAATTTTAGGGACAGAGAAACCGCTAAAATTTATAAAGACAATAGACGGGATTGGTATACAAGGCCATACCTCATCAAAGAGGACACATTTTCTCCGCAGATCGAAACATTTGCTTCTTACAACGGGGATTTTTCGGACTACATAAATGACGACAAATATGCAGAACCCTGGCCGGAGAGAGAAGAGGAGCTGCGGGGTCTGTATGATCAGTTATTAGACGAAAAATATGCTATTGTGAGAAAAGGATATTTGCGCGGCAAATACAAAGAAATCTTTACAAAGGATTTTGTGCTTAATAGCCGTAATCGCCTAATTACCATGTGGGATTTCGCTCCGATGGATTATCCGGATAAACCCGAAAGAGTAAGGGAGATGGCTATTAGGTACATCGCGCGAAGAGAAGGGTGGAAACCGACGATGTGTAAAACGGAGGTTATTCCGCCATATGAATGGGCGATGTTTGTGCCAACGGAGACGGGGGAGTGCAAACGGTTTTATTTTGATGGAACCAATGAGTTTGAGGTTCCATATACCTGGAGAGACTTCCCGATAAGCAATCTGCTCTATTGGCCGCAGAGAATAGTTTAAAATCGCCATTTGGGAGGGAATGGTATTGATTAGAGAGAAAGAGATAGAAGAATACATACCAAAAGGGAAGAAGACGACGATTACTATAGATGATTGTTTGTCTGGCTATGCCTTAAAATTTGAGGCATATGGATTTAGACTGATTGGAAGTAACAAAGATAACATTTGTTTTTATGGGAAAAACAACGAAACAAATTTTGTCCTATATAATGTTACGGATCTCCGATTTAAAAATGGAGACTATAAGATATTGTACGGACAGAATAACAGTTTTGTGCGTTTAAGAGCAGAGTATGCCTGAGCATACTCTGTTTCCTTTTAAACTATTGCATTTAATTATGCATGTGGTATTATTGTCTCACAAAGACAGATTTGTGAGGTAAAACAATGAACAGAAAAGAAATTGCGATTGGTGATGTTTACTATGCGAAAGTAGAATGTAACGGTTCGGTGCAAGGAGGATATCGCCCCTATGTAGTAATGCAAAATGACATTGGTAATAAATACAGCCCTAATGTTGTGCTAATTCCGTTGACTACGGCGATTAAGAAAGAAAAAATGCCTACACATGTGGTTATTCGATGCAAGGAAAGCGGATTGCCAAAGGATAGTGTGGCTCTATGTGAAAATCCGATTTCTTTCCCTAAAGAAGAGCTTGGCGAATTTATTACAAAATTGCCGCAAAATATAATGAAGGATCTGGCGGTAGCGAATTCCTTAGCCTCAAGTGCTATTTCTTTTCTTAATTTGGATGAACTCTTGGCTCTTTAGAAGAAAGCAAAAACACTAGTTTCTACAAATTGATTTTGTGACATGGTTGTGTTATACTTACATAGGTAATACCCTATTTTGGAGGTACGACACGATGGATTACAAACTGGGTTTCTATCAATCATTAAAAGAAAATGAGAGACAGCCTATCAGAATAGCCCTAGAAAAATTCAAACCATCCGAAGAACGGCTTGGGAAAGATCTTCTTTTCTTTAACACAGAAGAACTGATTGCTGCCAACCGGACATTTCCTGCTGTTGCTCAGTATCAAAGTAAAATAAATGGATATATCAATAAGTACTTTAATTATGGCGTGAATGCTGGCTATATTGAAGAAAATATAGCGAAAAGCAGAAGCATAAAATCTGAGCTATACGCAAAAGATGAAAGTAACTTATTTATTAAATCTCCAATGGAACTATCAAGAAAGTTTTTGGAGTGGTTTCCAACAATACATTTGGGCACGGTTGAAAATCAACATGCTACTATGCTGTGGCTTTTGTTCGAAGGATTTGATTTAGATGATATTTTTTCTATGAGAGCTGACGCCATTCAAGGTAGAGTGCTTTGTCATAATGGCGAAGAGCATTTAATTCCTGCATGTATTTTACCTTTCATCTTAAAGACAAGAGATGAAAGCATATTTAATATTTATAGTAGAGATGGGATGGTTGTAAGCCCATTGCGCCGTGTAGATAATGGGAAGCTAATAAGAAGTAGAAATCAGTTCACAAGGAATACATTAACTTTGTACGCAAATAGACTGATTAAAACTTGTAACACATTCGGGTATTCCATTTCAATGAACTCTCTTGCGATATCTGGTTCATGTTGGGAGACAAGAAACATAGAGAAAGAGACAGGGATCTTGAGCTATAACATATTTGCAAGAAGACAACATTGGGAGAATATAAAATCGGAACGAGCCGTTGAAAAGATGGGGCTCTACGCCAAATACGACTACGCAAACTACATCAGAACATTTTATCCAGACGAGGCAAAATAGTGCCTCATATAGGAAGAAAGGAATGGTTATGGTAGAAGAATTTATTCGCCGGAGGTTCAGACCAGACGAACACTGGTTCACTGGAAATTGCTATTAGTTCGCATATATTTTAAAAGGAAGATTCCCGGACGCAGAGATCTTTTATGATGAAGTCGAGGGTCACTTTACCGCAAGGATAAGTGGCTCTTTTTTTGATGCCTCCGGCAGGTATAAGCCTGAAAAAGAAAACAATATGATTTCGTTTGCTGAACTGGAGAGGTCAGATCCAGAAAGATATAAAAGAATAGTAAAGGAGTGTATTTTATGAACGAACATGTAAAGATTGCGCTGATCTCTGGCGCAATTACGATAGTTGTTTACTTTGCGGTGTTCGCAAGGTTTTGGCTGTTTTGAGCGGACAGATTTTATTACATAAGCGGGTCTGCAAGTAATTGGTAAACATGCTGGCCTCTAAATCCATGCAATTCCGGTTCGAGTCCGGGGGCCCGTGCCATTGGGCAGTAACATGCCCAAAAGGAAATTTCCAATTTAGAGAGAGTCGAACTGCACGACACTAAAAAGCAGTAAACCAGCACTTGAGGTGGTAGATTTCGTAGCAACCGCACGCTCTATGAGCCAAAAGGGACGCAGGAGAATGCTACGCCTGCCAAGTGTCCAACCGGGCTGGTCGATGCGACCCTGGCCCACCCACAGAGGGGAATTTCCCCTCAAATCTATGTTGTCATTACTTATTACATATTGTTTGAGTGCTTTTTGGTTTAATCAAAAGTAAAGCATTGCTGGCCAAAATAAATTAGAAAAATAAAATTTCACGAAATTTTATTTTTCACTTGACAGGCCGCCTTCGACGAAAATTCGCCCACTCAACTCAGGCGAATTTTCTGGAACATAGATTGTTGTTCTAATCCGATGAAAGGAGATAAATACATATGATTTTTGACACACGATAGCTGGACGGGAATCTTCAATTAAGTAGTAAAGGAGGAAATTTTATTTCAAAAGAAAACTTTTTAGAAGCAGTTGTTCAAGCCGAGCGAATGCGGCAGCGTGAAGTTGTGGAGCTAATTGCTTCGGAAAATTTTCCGGATGAAAGAGTTATTAAGGCGTGCGGGACAGAGTTCATGAACAAATACGCCGAAGGTTATCCGGAAAAGAAAAGCGTTGAACGATTCAAAAGTATGTTTCCTGACTACATCCATACTGGGAATATCGGAAGATATTACGGTGGTTGCGACTGTGTTGACATGCTTGAACTCTACACAAGATACCTGTTTCAAAGGCTGTTCAACACGGACTATCATGTGAATGTGCAGCCGCACAGCGGAAGCCAAGCGAACGAAGCAGCATATGCAGCATTTATTAAACCTGGAGACACGATCCTTTCGATGAGTTTATCAAACGGTGGCCACCTAAGTCATGGATTACCGGCAAACTTCAGCGGGAAACTGTACAACATTGTAGAGTACGGTGTGGATGATAACGGCTTCATCGACTACGACGATATTCGCCAAAAAATCAAGGAGTTCCACCCGAACCTTGTTCTTGCCGGCGCATCAGCGTATCCGAGAATTATTGATTTTGAGCGCATCAGAAACATCATTGATGAAGAGTGTGGTGATGAAAACCCATTCTTCATGGTAGACATGGCTCACATCGCGGGTTTGATAGCAACGGGGCATCATCCAACACCCTTTGGCTTTGCTGATGTAATCACTACGACAACACAGAAAACACTTCGGTCGGCAAGAGGCGGGCTTATTTTTTGCAAGCCGGAGCATGCAAAAAAGGTCGATAGTGCAGTCTTTCCGGGCACGCAAGGAGGCCCACTGATGAACATGATTTATGGCAAAGCATGCGGAGCGGAAGAATGTCTTAAGCCTGAGTATAAAGAGTACATCGAAAAGGTCGTTTCCAACTGTAAGGCAATGTGTAATGAGTTCATTAAGATGGGGTATGAAGTTGTAGCAGGAGGAACAGATAACCACCTGTTTTTGCTTGACTTCTCAAAAACCCATCCAAATGTTTCAGGCCGTATGGTTCAGGACGCTCTTGATGCTAATGGAATTACTCTGAATAAGAATTGTGTTCAGAATGAGAAACGCAGTCCTATGCAGACAAGTGGAGTACGAATCGGTACAGCTGCAATGACTTCGAAGGGCTGGGAGAAAGAGAATTTCATTGCAGTTGCCCACAAAATTGATGAAGTAATCAGAGGACTTTCAACATGAAAAAGTACCTTAGATTTTTAACAACGGTTGTTGATCCGGAAATGAAATTTGTGTTCAGAGGTGGAGCTGCCTACGAAGTTACTTGGGAGGACGAGCTCCAGTATAAAATCAGAGATAGATATGTTTTCACTAAACAAGATGAAGGCCATATCTTTGAAATAATTGAAAAGTGAGGTAAAAACCATGCATGTAAATTACTATTGCGACACCTGTGGTAAGGCTTATCCGAATGAAAAGGAAGCTATGGAGTGTGAGAAAAAGCACGCCGAGGAAGCCCGCGTTGCAAAGGAGCTGGAAGAAGCTAAGACCCAGGCGAAGAAAGACATCGAGGAAGCGGAAAAGAAGCTTGTGGAGCTCAAGAAAGAATACGAAGAAAAGTACGGTTCCAGTAGTTCCACTTGCAAGTGCGTTGATGAATGCGAGGCTGCTGATGCAATTAGCTTTGGAGATTTCCTGGAAGCCGTTATCGAATTGCTTTCATGAGCAACTACTTCGAAGTTGTCAAAAAAGTTAAGCTCTTTAAGGATTCGGTTATTCTGGCTGCGCGCTATGAGGAGGCAATGGGAAAAATGAAGCTCCTCGCAACGAAACAATATGACAGGTCAATGTATTTTCTTTTGGAGTACGACGATAAGACGGACAAGTTAAAACAGATAGCAAAATCGAAGAACCCTGAACCCTTGATAGAAAAGCTTGAGGAGGTCGATTAACATGATTTGGGATCATTCGCTGATCGAGATTCAATTTGAGAATCTTGATTCTGTTACATTGAAAGGCGGCAGAGAGGCTATCTTTTATGATGGTAAATCAAAGCCACTTGGTAACAAATCCTCATTTCTCGAACATGGTGTTCTCGCAATTAAGCCAAATGGGATAAAAAAGAAGTCAATACTTAAAGTCCGTCTGCTTGACTACTTGAGGGAGAGAAGGATTGTAACTGATATCGTAATTCGACCAAAGAATTCAATCTTCAAAATTAAAGAACAAGATCCCATTTGCGACTATGTTATCCCAATGGACGATTCACCAGATTTAAGGGATAACAAATATCAGAACTTTGATGAAAATAGAACTAACAGATCTACATATTTTCTTGAGTTTTTAGTTCCAGAGGAAACTGGTTCATCCAGTCAAAAATAAAAAGGAGTTGATTTTATGGCTTTCCAAAAAGCAAAAAGAGAGCAAGTGTGGACTAAGCTCCTGCTTGCTGGCCCCAGCGGCAGCGGTAAGACCTATACGGCACTGAGACTCGCAAAAGGTATTGCCAATAAGGCAGGAGGTCGAGTAGCGGCGATTGATACAGAGAACGGTCGTATCCGCTACTATGCAGATGAATTTGATTTCGATGATCTGCAGCTTGATGTACATACGCCGGAGAGTTACATTGAAGCAATTAGCGAGGCGGTGGATGGCGGATACAGTGTTCTGATTATCGACTCGGCAACGCATGAGTGGGATTATTGTCTTGAAACGCATAATAAAATGCCAGGCAATAGTTATACCAACTGGGCAAAAATCACGCCACGCCATGATGCATTTATGGAGACGATCCTTCAGACGCCAATCCATATTATTGCAACCGTTCGAGGCAAGGACGAATATGTCCTTGAAGAGAAGAATGGTAAGCAGACTCCGAAGAAAGTTGGCATTGGTTTCAAACAGAGAGACAATACGGAGTACAACTTCACGGTCACTTTCAACCTTGCTCAGGACACTCATGTTGCGGATGCAATGAAGGACAACACTCACATTTTTGAGGGACGCTATGAAGTCCTTACGGAGAAAGATGGAGAGAAGATCTATGAGTGGGCAAACTCCGGCGAGAAAGTTGAGCCAAAGGCGAAGCCGGTAAAAGCAGAGGTTAGTGCAGAAGATAAGCTTGCTAAGGCAATCGAGATGATTGATGTTAAGGCAAAAGAGCTCATTGCTTCTGGTATTCCAAAGGCTGATGTCGGCGCTGCAATCATGGAAGCTTGCGGAACAGCAAACTATAAGAAGATTACAGATATCGATACGGCGAGAAAGACTTACAAGGCAATGTGTGATATGACGGAGGTACATAACGATGTGGAATAATAAGGTGTTTCTGGGCGGCGCACGGCTGACCGCTGACCCGGAAGTAAAGGTTATTGGCGAGAATGGCAATAAAGTTGCAAATTTCAGAGTGGCGGTTAATCGCCGTCTGGTTAAGGGACAAGAGCATCCAGAAGCAGACTTCTTTCGGGTGAGTGCCTTCGGCACATCTGCTGAGTTCATTGAAAAATATTTCAAGAAGGGCAACGCAATTAACATCTGGGGTCGCCTCCAGAATAACACCTACGAAAAAGATGGTGAGAAGCGCACCGTAACTGATATCGTTGCAGAGGAAGTCGGATTTGCTGAGGCAAAGGCAAAGAGTGAGTCAACCAGCGACAACACTGCTCCTGCGAAGGCTGCTAAGCCTGCTCCTGCGGTGCAGGAAGATGATGATGATAATGAGCTTCCCTTCTAATGAATGAAAAGGCGGGGCTTTTGCCCCGCCGATTACGACACATTAGTTAAGGAGGAAGTAATGCTTGAAAGAAAACTATTCATTTTCAAAATTGTCCTCATTTAATGGATGCAAGTATGGATACCTGCTCAACTACATCAAGTGTTGTGAGGCGTGTTCCTCCTTTAATAGGGAAGAACAGTGTTGTGAGCATGCGTTGGCAGACTTTGATCCGTTGTCGTCTCCAATTGAGAGAACACACTGCCCGTTCTTTACAAAATATGTGAATGAGGAAAATGCATTCTCGCAATATGGCACAATGGTTCATGGAATCCTTGAAGAGTATGAGCGGGGTGATCTCGCTGAGTGGGAGCTTGTTGATTGTTTCAAAGAGAGATTTGAAAAAGAGATCACTAAGGATTTCCCATGGAATGCATATGTAGATCTGAAAGAGTCATACTTCAACGATGGTGTTCGCTTCTTTGAGAATTTTGACGGCTTTAAGAACATGAAAATCATTGATGCCGAGCATGAGTTTACGGATGATTTTGATGACTTCCGCATCAAGGGCTTTATTGACTTGATTCTTGAGGACAAAAACACCGGAGAGATTACAGTTTAGGATTGGAAGAGTAAAGCAAAATTTAAGGATAAAGAAGAGCTGAAGAAATACGCTAGACAGCTTTATCTCTATGCAAGGAACATCAAGAATACATACGGTAAATACCCGGATAAGCTTTGCTTTGGAATGTTTAGGAAACAGAAAACAGTAGAGCTCCCATTTGATAAAGACGCATACGAGGAAGCAGAAAGTTGGGTAAGGACTACGGTAAAAAATATTCGTGACTGTGAGGAATATCCTGCGGAACGAGACGAGTTTTACTGCAAAAACCTTTGTGGATTTTCGAAAAACTGCCCATACGCTGCAAAAGACGAGGTGAGTGACGATTGAATGTACCGAGGGAACTGATTGAAAAGGCAAAAGAAAAACTTGGCGACAGAAATTTTGAGCTGATTATGGATGGCTTTGGAGTTAAGGATTTTGATTCGGTGCATAAACGGTGTTGCTGCCCAATCCATGCAGAGAACACACCATCCTTTATATTTTCTCCTAAGACAAACAGTTGCCATTGCTTTGGCGCTTGCGGGAGAAACTATGATGTTATTGATGCTTTCATGCATCAGGGACTCACATATATGCAGGCTGTTCAAAAGCTGTTTGAGCTTGCCGGCGTAGCTTACGGGTTTGGCGAATTAGGCGTTCGAACAAAACGGTCGTATAACTATCCTAAACCAGAGCAGAACGAGGTAAAGGACGCTGTGTATGCCTATTTGGCAAAACGAAAAATCAGCAAAGAAACCGTAGACTATCTTGATATTCGCCAAGATTCTAAAGGAAACATCGCATTTAACTACTACGACCTTAACGATACTCTTACGATGGTTAAATACCGTCCGACGAGAAAAATAGCACACGGTGAAAATAAGAACTGGTGCCAACAAGGTGCGGACACAACTCCAATATTGTTTAATATGAACCGCATCAATGTCGATCAGCCGTTGCTTATTACAAGTGGAGAGCTTGATTGTGCTGCAGCGGTTGAGGCGGGGTTTATCAATGCCGTTTCAATTCCTCTCGGCGACGGAAACACTCATTGGATTCCGGAATGCTAGGATTGGTTGGAGCAGTTCAAAGAAATCATTATTGCTCACGACAACGATGAATCAGGTTTAAAATTTGTCAAAGAAGTAGTGCCTCGTTTGGGTAGTTGGAGATGCAAGATTGTCAATATCCCAGAATATTACGAAGATGAAGAAGGCAAAAAACACTCCGTAAAAGATATAAATGAGATGCTTTACTTCTTCGGCAAAGATAAGGTCTTAGAAGCTATTGTCAACGCTCAGGATAGCCCAGTTCCATCGCTCGTCGATTTTGCTGATGTAGAAGATGTTGATCTAACAGATATAGATGGCATTCGGTTTGGCATTGATGCTTTGGACAAAGAATTGATGAGGCTGTTCTATGGAAGCTTTACTATTATTTCAGGGACACCTGGCTCCGGAAAAACTTCCTTTCTTTACCAGTTAATTTGTCAAGCACTCGACCAAGAGAAAAACTGCTGGGTGTATTCAAAGGAACTGCCGGCGTGGATGAGCCGCAACTGGCTTATGTACCTATTGGCTGGGAGACGCCACCTCGTGGAATATGTTAGCCCAGAAGGTGCTACATACTACCGAGTTAAGCCGGAGGCGAAGAAGAAAATATCCGACTTCTATCGCGGAAAGCTCATGCTGTATAAAGACGATTGGAGCAACGATGTAAAATCGATACAAGATTCGATGATAGATTCGGTTCGTAAGTACGGCAGCAAGCTGTTTCTACTTGACAACATGACGACTATTGACCTCGGTGCAAACGACGACAACAAGTGGCAGAAACAAACCGAACTCGTCAACTGGCTAATTCAATTTAGCATGAAATATAATGTTTGTACTATATTGGTTTGCCATCCGAGAAAGATGCAAGACCTTACGGAAAATGTGGGCTTGTATGAGTTGAGTGGTACGGCAAATTTAATCAATTTGGCGCACAGAGCTATTAGCCTTAGACGAATAGGGAAGAAAGAAAAGGCTGGTATTCCAAACGCAAAGGGTGACGGGTGGGTTAAGCCACCATGCCCATACGATGTGGTCGTCAGCGTTCAGAAAGACCGCTTAAGAGGTCGAGCAAATCTCGAGTGCGGCTTATATTACGATGTGCCGTCTCGGCGGTTCTTTACGAAGCCGGAAGAGTTTGAGCACAATTACGCTTGGGATACTACAGAATACATAGACCATGTGCCGTATCCAGTTGTTGATACGGAAGAAGAGATATTCGGAAAGTGAGGAGGTCATATGATTGTTTGTTTATCAGAATTATCACAAACATTCTTGGTTTACAAACCCTCGGATCTCCGATAGTACCGTAAACTACGAGGACTATGCCAAAAGAGCGGTGGAGCTTGGCCACGGCATTCTGTCCTCGTGTGAACACGGATACCAAGGGAGATACATCGAGGCTTACGAGGTGGCTAAAAAATATGGTCTCAAATTCCTTGAATCGGTTGAAGCCTATTAGGTCAACGACAGATTTGAGAAAGACCGTACTAACTGCCATATATTCATCGGAGCGAAGAACGAGAAAGGTCGTAGAGCGTTAAATAATGTCATGTCCGAAGCGAATGATACAGGTTTCTACGGACAGGCAAGATTAGATAAAGAACTGATTCTTTCTTTGCCACCCGATGATGTGTGGGTGACTTCTGCTTGCATTAAGTTTTGGGATTACGAAGATGTCGAGGATTTTGTTGCTGCATTGTTCGGACATTTTGGGCGCAACTTCTATTTGGAGGTTCAGTACCACAATACGGAGTCGCAGCGGGAACTGAACAAAAGAATCATCCGTATCCATAGAGAAAGTGGGATACCACTTATCATGGGATGTGATAGTCATTATATCTATCCTAAACAGGCGCAAGACCGGACAGACTATCTTGTTTCAAAAGGTCTTACTTATCCGCAAGAAGAAGGGTGGTATCTTGACTATCCTGATGGTGATGAAGCGTACCGGCGGTTTGCAGAACAGTGTGTGTTGTCTGACGGCGAGATAAGAGAAGCAATTGAGAACACGAATGTGTTTTTGCAAGTTGAGGAGTATGACTCGCCGATATTCAACAAAGATATCAAGATGCCGTCTCTGTATTTGGATAAACCTCAAGAGGAACGAGATGAAATCTATAAGCAACTCATTAGGAATGGATTTAAGGCTTACTCAAAAGGCATTCCTCCAGAAAAGCGGAAACATTACATTGATGAAATTGCAAAGGAAGTTCAAACCGTAATTGACACTAAGACGGCGGACTACTTTATCATTAACCACGAAGTAATTAAGCAAGGCAAGAAAAACGGCGGTCATTTGACGAAAAGTGGTCGTGGCAGTGCAGTTAGCTTTGTTACGAATATGCTTCTTGGCTTTACGGAAGTAGACCGCATTGCGGCTACAGTCAAGATGTACCCAGAACGATTTATGTCTACAGAAAGAATATTGCAGAGTGGATCTCTGCCCGATTAAGAATATGGAAAACAAAAAGTTTTATGTTTATGTGTGGTTTATCGTATCAACAGGTGAAATCTTTTATATTGGAAAAGGGAGCGGCAGAAGATATAAATCTCTAAGTAGTAGGTCGCGTAGATTTATGAAAGTGTTAGAAGAACATGAGTGCTCTTCAAGAATTGTTCAATTTTTTGATAACGAAGATGATGCCTTATTGAAAGAAGCTCAATAAACCTACACGAACAGCGGCAAAACTTCACTGGATAACCATATAAGGTCGCCTTATATAGTGATATATATTGAACAACTCGGAATAACAGGGAACCCCCTTAGAGATGCAAGTGCCAAGCGCAATCGAAAGAAAAGCGTGGCAAGACTAATCATCTTGGTATGGCAACAAGCTTGTATATTGGGCAATCCTGTGGCACAGCCCTAAGTTACAAATAATATGGGAAGGCCGCAACGACTACCAACGAGCATCCGAGATAATATCAACGATGGTGGTATAGTCTATGCCCTGCACAAATATGTCGAAAGACAGGGTAGTAACAGATTGACTTTAATGTAGACAATCAGGAGCCATTTGCTTTGGCTCAAAAACAGGTTCTTGGTGATGACCATGCATATCCGATGATTGCATACGGCACAGCAAAGGCATCTGCCGCATGGAAACTGTACGCAAAATCACAGGGTGTCCCGTTTGAGCTTGCCAACGAAGTGTCTGAGCAGATAAAGAGATATGAAACTGCTCTTAAACACGCAGATGAAGATGAAAAAGAAGACATTGATGTACATAAATACATCGACAAACAATATTGGGAGGTATTCGATAAGAGCAATGATTTTCGAGGCTTGATATCAAGCTGGAGTATTGCACCTTGCTCCTACCTCCTGTATCAAGGAAGTATTCGAGAGGAGATTGGCTTGGTGAGGATCAAGGACAATCTCTGTTGCCTGATGGACGGCCATTGGGCAGAAGAATATCATTTTCTTAAGAATGATTTACTTACAGTAAAGGTTGTAGACCTGATGTATAAGGTCTTCGACAGAATAGGAATAGATCCTCCGAGTGTCACGGAGCTCTTAGAAATGTGTCCTCCGAATGATCCGGCATGGGATGTTTACGCCAAGGGTGCAACTATCGGTATCAATCAGGTCGAAAAAACAGGCACAACAGCTCGCGTTGCGAAGTATCACCCGACCAACATTTCGGAGCTTTGCGCATTTGTGGCAGCAATAAGACCGGGTTTTGCAAGCATGTACAAGACATTTGAAAGCCGCCAGCCGTTTAAGTACGGGGTCAAATCTTTCGATGAGCTAATACAGACAGAGGAAATGCCGAACAGTTTTGTACTATATCAGGAGATGGAGATGGCAGCGCTGCATTATGCCGGCATACCAATGTCAGAGTGCTACACGGCCATTAAGAATATCGCCAAGAAGAGAGTAGAGAAAGTTCTAGCGTATAAGGACACATTCATCTCTGGATTTGCAAATGCAATTATGCGAGACGAGGGCAAACCGGAAGATGCGGCGAAAGAACTTGCGGGAGAGTTGTGGACGATCATTGAAGATTCCAGCCGGTATTCCTTCAATGCATGTGTTAGCGGAGACACAATTATAAGACAATGGAACACACGGATGGAAACTGTCGAAACAATGTACAATGCCATGCACAACAACACGCACTATCTCCACGAGGTATATGCAAGACATGGATACGGATATGGATACTCTCTTACTCCAATGGGCTTGCAGAAAAACAGAATAGTCGATATCCGGTTTGCTGGAGTACAACGCCTCTATAAGGTGACGCTTGAAAACGGGGAAGGTACATATATCAAGTGTACGGAAAATCACAAGTTTCCAACACCATACGGGATCAAAGAACTGTCAGAACTGTCTGTTGGAGATGAGCTTTACTGGATGTCAAATGAAATGATCTATCAGATCAAAATTGACAGGATCGCTCCACAGGCGTTGCGCAAGAAAATTATTTCAATCGAAGATTTCGGAGAGGCTCCTACATATGATGTCGAGATGGCTGAACCTGCCCATAACTTTGCCACAGAAACAGGTATTATCACATCGAACTCTCACTCCTATTGTGTGTCATTGGATAGCTTGTACGGCGCTTGGCTCAAAGCTCATCATCCGGTTGAGTTCTACGAGGTTTTCATAAACCAGATGGAAGAAAAGGGCGACAAAGACAGGGCTCAAGATGCTAAGAGAGAGGCTGAGGAATACTTCGGTATTAAGTTCTTGCCATATAGATACGGACAGGATAACAGGGCTCCCATTGCAGATGTGGAGAAACGCATCATAACCAAGTCGCTTACATCGGTCAAAGGCTTTGGCAAGACGCTCGCTCGTGAATTATATCAGTGTAGTAAAAATGATTTCAAGTATTTCGTTGATGTGCTGAAATGGCTCGATGAAAGATCCATCAAGGAGGCAAAAGTAACTCCTCTTATTCAAATCGATTACTTCCAGCAATTCGGAAACAGTGCAGAGCTGTCTCGAATAATGCGAATGTTTGACTTCTTTAAGCAAGGAACAATGAAGACAATCCGCAAAGAGAAGCTTGTTGGTTCAGAGTTGGAGCATATCGTTGCCAGACACGCAACAGACCGTAATGCGAAAAACGAAGAGCTGAAAACCTACACAATTACGGATATGACAGCTATTCTCCATGAATGCGAGGACTATATCAAAAGCCTCAATATCTCTGAAATTAACCTTAAAGTTAAAATGCAGAACCAACTCGATATACTTGGATATATCGACATTAAGACAGGAGTACCGGAAGACAGACGGAAGCTGATAGTAACCGATTTGATGCCATTAAAGTCTAAAACTTCCGGTGATGTATGGGGCTATGCCTGCTTTACTCGTTCAGTGGGAACAGGGAAGAACGCGAGATTAACAATCAGAACAGCTACATACAACAGGAACAAAATCAGCAAGGGAGACATTATATACGCTTCTGATGTTCAAAAGAATCAAAGCGGATATTGGTATCTCATTAAGTACGAAAGGGTTGAATGATATGAATAGAGAGCAGAAACGAGCTCTTGTTAAAAATAAAAAAGCACGAAAGCTTCTTGAACAGATGCTGATGGATGTTGATCGTCAAAAGGCGGAAACATCTATCCCAGAAGGGGCAAAAGTGCGGCTTCGGTATGATAGAATTCATGGCTCAGAGATGTGGAATGATTTATCTCAGAGATATAAAGACTTCATTGAAGAAAACAAGGGCAAGGAATTTACAGTCGAATATGATGAGAGATTCAAAGACCGTCCTCTCGTTGTGTGCCTTAAAGAAGACCCTTCCGAGACAAAGTGGTTGTTTAACGTGCTTGATTTGGAGGTGGTTAAATGAATGTTCAGTTACTTACATATACTCCTGAGCCCGAAAAACTAATAACAACGGCGGCTAAGCTCTGCTATTCAAAAACAGATGCATGTGGCATCTACGAGAAGCTAACCGAAGAAAATGTGGACAAGTTTATTAAGATGCTTGCCGATCTCGGCCATGAGAGTCCTCTTGAACATGCATCATTCACATTCGCTATTGATGGCGTATCTCGTTCCTTACTGGCACAGATCACTCGTCACCGCATTGCTTCGTTCAGTGTACAGAGCCAGAGGTATGTGAACCTTGGAGACACTTTTGAGTACATTACGCCGCCAATTATAGCCTCAAATTCGATGTATAAGGAGCTTTTTGATGAAGCAGTAAATGAGTCGTTCGAGGCATACAAAACGCTTACAGCGGCAATTACGGCTGACTTGGTGACGAATGGAATGGAACGAAAAAAGGCTGAGAAGATAGCTATAGAAAACGCAAGAGCAGTGCTTCCAAATGCCTGCGGAACGAAACTGATTGTTACAATGAATGCCAGAGAGCTGATGCATTTCTTCAATAAGAGATGTTGCAATCGTGCCCAGGATGAGATCAGGGCGTTAGCGGATGAAATGCTTCGGCTTTGCAAAGAAGTTGCTCCGATTTTGTTCTCTCACGCAGGAGCACCGTGTGTCTCCGGCGCTTGTCCAGAAGGTAAAATGAGTTGCGGCAGTCCGAGAAAGGGGTAATATTCATGGAAGACAAAGTTAGAAAACACGAAAGAATTTGTAAAGAACTCAACAGCATATATGAGCGCAAAAACAAAGATTATGGAGACTCGTTTGGTAGGTCATTCATTGAATATGGAATGACAATGCCATGCATCCGTCTCGAAGATAAGCTTCAGCGGGTAAAGAATCTTGTCCGAAATGGCAGTGCAGCGGTTAATGACGAGTCAATAGACGATACGCTGCTTGACCTTGCTAACTATGCAATCATGACTCTTATTGAGAGGGAGTATGGAGAATGAGAAAATTATCTGTTCTTAAAAAGAACGGTAACACTGTGGATTTTGAACCACAGAAAATCAAGAACGCAATTCGCAAGAGTGCGGAGCGGGTCTGTGTTACCCTTACCGATAAGGAAGAAGACAAAGTGGTCGCTTTTGTGAAGCGCAGAATGTCCGAGTATGAGCAACCGGTGCCGGTAAGCATTGTTCACAATGTAGTAGAATGTGCCCTTGATACGGTTAACCCATCCGTGGCTAAATCATACAGAGAATATCGAGATAACAAATCCTCTTTTGCTTCTATGCTTGATAGAGTGTACAACAAAAAACTGTCACTTAGCTTCGTAGGAGATAGAAGCAATGCCAACGCTGATTCCGCATTGGTGACGACCCAAAAAGCCATTGTGTACAACGAACTGAATAGCGAACTGTATAAAAAGTTCTTTCTCACAAGCGAAGAACGGCAGGCGATGAATGAGGGATACATCTATATCCACGATAGAGGGAGCAGGCTGGATAGTGTCAATTGCTGCCTCTTTGACATGGGAGCTGTACTCAAAGGCGGATTCTTCATGGGGAACCTTGATTACCAGGAGCCCAAAACACTTGATGTGGCATTTGATCTTGTAGGCGATATTGCAATGAACGCAGCATCGTGCCAGTATGGTGGGTTTACGATAAGTGAGATCGACAAGCTTCTCGCTCCTTACGCCGAGATGAGTTTCAAGAAATATTACAATGAATATGTTTCGCTCACACACAAAGACGGCAAGGCAGCTGAAAACTAGGCGTTTGGAAAGGTGGCCAGAGACGCTGAACAGGGTTTTCAAGGCTGGGAAATGAAATTCAATTCTGTGGCTTCAAGCCGCGGAGATTATCCCTTTACCAGTATTTCTTTTGGACTCGGAACGAGTAAATTTGAAACAATGCTTTCATCAGTCTGTATGGCAGTAAGAAGAGACGGGCAGGGAAAGCCAGGTTTCAAACACCCGGTTCTTTTCCCTAAGCTGAGTTTCTTCTATGATGAGAACCTGCATGGTGAAGGCGGTGAGCTCGAATGGTTGTTTGATGAGGCAATCGAATGTAGCAAAGCCGCCATGTATCCTGACTACATCAGTTGTACAGGCGACGGGTATGCTCCAAGCATTTATAAAAAATATGGAGTCACGATCTCTAGAATGGGTTGCCGGGCAAATTTAAGTCCATGGTATGAACGAGGCGGTATGGAACCCGCCGATGAGAACGATAAACCCGTATATGAGGGACGCTGCAACTTGGGAGCAATCTCGTTGCACTTTCCAATGATTGTTGCAAAGGCTCAGCAGGAGAACAAAGATTATTACGAGGTTCTCACTTATTATCTCGACCTTTGCAGAGCGATCCATAAGAGAACATTCAGTTACCTGTCGCATAAGAAAGCAGGAACCAATCCTCTGGCGTTTTGTCAGGGTGGATTCTTGAACGGTCGTTTAGATCCAGAGCAGGAGCTTGGTGAAGACTTCCTGCGCCCGATGACAATGAGTTTTGGCATTACAGCGCTGAATGAAGCCAGTGTATTGTACTGTGGCAAATCCATTGCAGAGGATAATACATTCGCAATTGACACACTAAAATTCATTAACGCTTACGCCGACAGATATAAAAAGGAAGATGGAATACTCTATGCTTTGTACGGCACCCCTGCAGAAAGTCTCTGCGGGCTCCAAATAGAACAGTTCCGTAAAAAATATGGCATTATCAAAGGCGTCTCTGATAGGCCATACACAAGTAACTCATTCCATTGTGGAGTTTGGGAGGACATAAGTCCAATCCAAAAGCAAGACATTGAATATCCAATGTTCCATCTTTGTAATGGTGGTAATATTCAGTATTGCAGATATACAACCGACTACAACACGGAGGCAATGAAAACTCTCATCAGACGAGCCATGAAGATGGGTTTCTACGAGGGTATCAATATGCAGCTTGATTATTGTGAAGACTGCGGTGCTTCTTTTATCGACAAAGATGAATGTCCCAAGTGTGGCAGCACGAATATTACACGAATAGAAAGAATGAATGGATATTTAGGTTACAGCAAAGTTAAGGGAAGAACGATGTATGCGGATCACAAATTAGCAGAATTTGCTGAAAGGAAGTCAATGTAATGAATTACATCAAGATTGACAACTGCAACATGAATAACGGCTCGGGGCTCAGATGTGTGATCTGGGTCTCTGGCTGTGAACATCATTGCAAAAATTGTTTTAATCCGGAAACATGGGACGCTAATGTTGGCTCAGATTTTGGAGAGAAAGAATAGAGCATGATATGTGATACACTATCGCAAGACTGGTGTTCTGGTATTACATTGACTGGCGGCGACCCTCTGTCCCTTGCAAATATTTGGGATACAATGCGTCTCATTGATGCCGTTAAAAAAGCATTCCCGAACAAGAACATTTGGGTTTACACTGGTTCCAGTTGGGATACTGTGAAGCGAAAACCGGGTATTGAGAATATCGATGTCTTGGTTGATGGAGAATACATAGATGAGTACAAGTCGCCAGACAAGCATTGGGTAGGCTCCAGCAACCAGAATGTAATAGATGTAAAAGCATCTATGAAAGAAAATAAGTTAGTATTATGGAAAGAAGGCTAAAAAAGATGGAAAACAAGGTAACAATTAAAATCAAGTATTTATCAAAGGATATTGATGACCTCAAATACATAGACGGCAAGAGCGATTGGGTTGACCTGCGTTCTGCGGAAACGGTTGAGATGAAGGCGGGCGATTTTAGGCTCATTCCGCTGGGTATAGCCATGGCGTTGCCGGAAGGCTATGAAGCGCACATTGCACCCCGCAGTTCTACATTCCGCAACTATGGAATCATTCAGACCAACTCCGTTGGAGTTGTAGATGAATCATATTGCGGAGACGAGGACGAGTGGAAACTGCCAGTCTATGCAACGAGAGACTGCCGAATTGAGATGAATGACAGAGTTGCACAGTTCAGAATTATGAAGCACCAACCTGCGATTGATTTTGAGGAATGTACAAGACTTAATAAAGAATCTCGAGGTGGGTTTGGATCGACAGGGAGGAAGTAATATGAATTGTACAGTGCCAATTTAGGAGAAGTCAAACCTGACCCTTGAAGAAGCCGCGGCTTACTTTGGGATTGGGATATGCAAGCTGCGGGAGATAACCAATGAACCGAATTGCAACTTCGTCCTGTTTGTGGGAAGTAAGAGATTGATAAAGAGAGTTCCCTGCGAAAAATGGTTGGCTCAGGCATATTCAATATGACCTCATGATGGACAAACGAGCCCCAATGTAGTATAATATTCCCATATTGGGGCTCCGTTAAGGGAAAGGAGCCAACTATGGAACGCAGAAAAGATAGTAAAGGACGAGTATTGAGGAAAGGAGAAGATGAAAGAAAAGACGGAAGATACCAGTATCGTTACACAACATACAAAGGGAAAAGAGGCTATGTTTATGCCGAAACCTTGCAGGAGCTTCGAGAAAAAGAGGCGCAGATTGAACAAGACATTCGAGACGGGATTGACTATGACGCAAGAGACATCACAATCCTTGAAATGATTGATAAATGGCTCGAGATAAAGCGAGGCGCATGCAAAAGAAGTACCATATGCTGTTATAGGACAGCGAGAAATCGCCTATCAAGAGAATCACTTGGCGCGATGAGAGCGGCATTTGTCAAGCCATCCACTTTACTCGAATGGTTTGTTTCGGCTCGAAACAATGGAGCAACCTATGCGATGCTCAGAGAAGTGTGGAGAGTTCTAAAAGGCGGATACGAGATGCTCGTAAATGACGATGTTGTGCGTAAAAACCCAGTGACATTTAGCTGTACGGATATTGTAGCAAGGCCAGAGCACGACAGAAAAGCATTGACAAAACAACAGCAGAAATCATGGATGGAGTTTATAAAAAACAGCGTTTATTATTCAAGATACTATGATGAATGTCTTGTGCTTTTGAATACGGGGATGCGTATTTCTGAGTTTTGTGGATTGACATATGGTGATTTGGATTTCGAAAATAGGAGAATCAAGGTAGATCACCAGTTGTTAAGAGGCAATACTCATTCAGAGTTCTGTATTGGGCCACCAAAGACATCTTCAGGAAAAAGATTTATACCCATGACGACTGAGGTTGAAAAAAGCATGAAGCAGCTGGTGGAAAAAGCGCGTAAGATGGGATTCGAACAATATATCGACGGTTATACTGGTTTTATCGTCAGGACGAGGGAAGGACTTGTACGAGGAGGAGACGACTTCAATAAGCTCATAAGGAGAGCCTTGCTGGCCTATCGAAGAGCCCATCCTGATGAGCCACTATTTGAAGTTACACCACACATCTTCCGTCATACATTCTGCACAAATATGCTACATGCTGGCGTAGAGATAAAGGAACTTCAATATTTGATGGGTCATTCCGATGCGAGCATTACCCTTAATGTCTACTCACATACGGTCTACGAAAAAGCAGAAAAACAGATGCTCGAGGCTGTAGAAAGACTGCGCGAAGGAACACCGTTAGTGTGTTGAAAAAGGGCTTTTAACGATATAGATTGGGCGAAATTTTGACAACTTTTTTGACAACTTTTTTGACAACTTTTTGCGCGATAAAGACATAAAGCTATATAGACCTGTGAAAAATTGATGAAAAAAATATTGCAAAAAATGGATGCTATCTCTCAATAGAATTTAGGCAAATCAAGCTGAAATAAGCTCGCCTAAAAGCGAAGAAAACCGCTTGAATAAAGGGAAATGAAGCCCTACAAAGAGATGCATCGGGAACAAAAATCTATTCCAAAAGGAGGATTACTTATGAGCGATTATATCACCCGTGAACGCAACCTGACCTTGCTTACCGACTATTATGAGTATACCATGGTGAATGGGTACTTCCATGCAGGTATCCAGGAGAAGATCGCCGTATTCGATGTCTTTTTCCGCCGTGTGCCGGAAAACGGTGGCTTTGCCATCTATGCCGGCCTGCAGCAGATCATCGAACTTATTAATGGCCTTTCTTTTACTGAGGAGGACATCGAGTACTTCCGTAAAAAGGGCTGCTTCTCGGAGAAATTCTTCAATTTTCTGCGGAATTTCAAGTTCCGTTGCGATGTTTGGAGCATTAAGGAAGGCACCCCCATCTTCCCCAATGAGCCGATTATTACCGTCCGTGGCCCGCTGGAGCAGGTACAGATGGTAGAGACCATGTTGCTCGTCACCTTTAATTTTGAGACTCTCATTGCCACCAAGGCCAGTCGTCTTATCCGGGCAGCGCAGGGCCGTGCTATTGTGGAATTTGGCTCCCGCCGCGCCCAGGGGTACGATGGCGCTATGCTAGGTGCCCGTGCCGCCTACATCGCGGGCTGTGCCGGTACCGCCTGTACCATCAGCGACCGCATGATGGGCGTTCCGGCTTCCGGCACCATGGCCCACAGCTGGGTTCAGGCCTTCGAGAACGAGTACGAGGCCTTTAAGGCCTATGCAGAGACCTACCCCGATAACTGCTGCCTGCTAGTGGATACCTACAATGTCCTCAAATCCGGTGTGCCCAATGCCATCCGGGTATTCAATGAGGTCGTCCTGCCCAAGGGCTTCCGTCCCAAGAGCATCCGTTTGGATAGCGGCGACTTGGCCTACCTTTCCAAAAAGGCCCGTAAGATGCTGGATGATGCCGGTTTTCCGGATGTCAAGATCATGGCATCCAACTCGCTGGATGAATACATCATCCGCGACCTGCTGCTGCAGGATGCCAAGCTCGATTCCTTCGGTGTGGGCGAAAATCTCATCACCAGCAAAAATGAACCTGTTTTTGGCGGCGTGTATAAGCTTGTTGCCATCGAAAATGACAATGGTGAGCTGATCCCCAAGATCAAGCTCAGCGAGACTGCCCAAAAGATCACCACCCCTGGCTTCAAGGAGGTCTATCGCTTCTATGGCCGGGATAATGGCAAGGCCCTGGCGGATTACATCGTGTTGGCTGGCGAAGAAGTGGATGACACCAAGCCCATTACCATCTTCGATCCCAATGACATTTGGAAGAAAAAGACCCTCACCAATTTCCGTGCCGAAAAGCTCCAGGTGCAGATCTTTAAGAAGGGTGTTCAGTGCTACACGGCGCCTTCGCTGGAGGAGATCCGCAGCTACAGTGCTGCCCAGATGGATACCCTGTGGGATGAGATCAAGCGCTTTGAGTACCCCCACACCTATTATGTCGATCTTTCTCAAAAACTGTGGGAGACAAAGCAGCGCCTGATGGAAGAGATGAATCAGCAGTAA